CCAGCCCCGTCCACCCCGCCGGTGACGGGGCTTTCTCATGCCCAATCCCCGCTGGTGCAACTGGCAGCACGCCGCGCTCTGGACGCGGAGACTTCGTGGTTCGAATCCACGGTGGGGAGCTCGACGGCACGGATGCCGATGCAGTGTCCGGACGGCGCAGGAGTACGCACCCTGCCCGTGCCGCCAACCATGCCCGGGCGCGGCCCGCCGGCAGGACTCCCCAACCTCACCCCCTGGAGCACCCTCATGCCCAGCACCCGCGCCCGCAGCACCCTGCGCGCCGTCTCCCGTGACGAGCAGCGCGCCACCGCCCGCCCCAACCCGGGCCACGGCAAGAGCCGCACCGAACGCCGCAAGCACGGCTGGCGCGGCGACCTCGGCGCCAGCATCCGCACCCCGCGGCCGATGCGCCGGCACTTCGGCGGCATCCTCAGCACGTTCGGCCTCCGCATCCCGACCTCCGGCCAGATCCGAATCGACGCCAAGCGCAACGCCCGCGCCGCCTTCTGGGCCGAGCGCTGCATCGGCTGACCATGGCCGAACTCAATCCGCTCCAGGTCGACTGTCCGCTGTGCGGCGAGCCCATCCAACTACCAGCGGGCCTCGTGCTCGACGGTGGGCCCGAGCCCACCAGGGCGGACATCCTCATCGACCTCGATCCAGCCCGGCGGCATGCCCGAACCCACGCTCCCGATCCTGCGGACGTCGATGCCAGGGGGCCCGTGATGAGCGCCGCGCTGGCCACCTTCGGCATCCCCTGGTAGCCGACGATCTGCGCCGGCTCGGCTTGGACTGACCAGCGCATCAACCGCCCCAACCCTCAACGGAGGAAACCATGTCCAAGATCGCCGACGCCCTTCACGACCTCCTTCACAAGGTCGCCGAGCGGTTCGAGGAGGTAGGCCACCCGGCCGCCGCCGAACTCCGCGCCATCCACACCCGCCTCCACACCGACGCCGCCACCGTCACCGGTGACGCGGCCGCTGACGCCCGTCACATCGAGGCCGACGCCGAGCACGCTGCGGGCCCGGTCGTCGCCGAGGCCGCCCACGACGCCGAGCACCTCACCGCCCCGACCACGCCCACCGCCGAGCCCCCGGCGGCCACCCCCGCCAGCTGATGGCACGGCCCCCGGCGAACCGGCGACCGGCCCACCAGGTGCCGGTCACCGAGCGCCGGCGGGCCGCCGTCCAACTCAAGATCCAGGGGAAGAGCTGGCAGGAGATCGCCGACCTGCTCGGCTACGACTCCAAAGGCTCAGCCTGCGGCGACGTCCGGCGCGCCCTGGAGAACGCCGTCAAGGCGCTCTCCATCCCGCTGGAGGAGTACCGGCAGCTGGAGCTGGACCGGCTCGACGTCATGCAAGACGCCCTGTGGCCCAAGGTGCTGGAGGGCGACACCCGGGCCATCGACACCGCACTCCGACTCATGGACCGCCGCGCGAGACTACTCGGCTTGGACGCACCGACCCGCACCGAGGGGGTGCTGACCCTCGATGCCATCGACGCCAGCATCGCCCACCTCACAGCCCAGATCGACGCTGCTCGAACACAAGCTGACCAGGCTGAATGAGCTGCGCCGACTGATCGCCGAACGCGACCAGCTGGAGGCCGAACGGCTCCGCAACCTCGACGTGTTCGCGGCCCTCGGCTTCACGCCCAACCCCGGTCCGCAGAGCCGCTTCCTCGACCTGCCCGACGAGAACATCGACGTCCTCTACGGCGGGGCAGCCGGCGGATCCAAGTCCACCAGCCTCCTTCTCTACTCCCTGCGCTCCTGCCAGCGGTACCCCGGCCTCCAGGCGTTCTGGTTCCGGCGCACCTTCCCCGAGTTGGAGCACTCGGTGCTGCGCATGCTGACCCGCTACCAGCACGCGCGCAGGCTCGGCGCCCGCTGGAACGGCAGCAAGTACGAGTTGCGGTTCCCCAACGGCTCGACGCTGACGTTCGGGCACGCCAAGAGCGTTGACGAAGCCGTGGCGCTCCAGAGCGCGGAGATCAACCTCCTGCTGCTGGACGAGCGCACCACGATCCCCCCGGACGTGGTGGACATGCTCTACACCCGCGTCCGGTCCGGTGTCGAAGGCGTCCCTTGCCTGGGCATCCGATCCGCTACGAACCCGGGCGGCATCGGCCACTCCCGGGTGAAAGCCGAGTACGTGGACGCAACCGACCAAGGGCGCCAGGAGATCACCGACAAGGCCCAACGCCGACGGCTGTTCATCCAGGCCCGCACGTCCGACACCCCGCAGCTCGGCGCCCAGTACGAGGCATCCCTGGGTGGCCTGGACGAGAAGCTCCGCAAGGCCTTCTTGGACGGCGACTGGAACGTCTTCGCTGGTCAAGCCTTCTCGTCCTGGCGCTACGACCGGCACACCGTCGAACCGATGCCCCTACCCGCCAGCTGGCGTCGCCTCGCCGGCGTGGACTGGGGCTTCGCCAAACCGTGGGCCGTGGTCTGGTGCGCGGTCGACGAAGACGGACGCGCGTGGCTCTACCGCGAGCTGTACGCGACACAGGTCGGCGAGGCCGAGCAGGCACAGCGGATCGTCTCGGCGGAGGCTGGCGAACAGGTCTCGGTCCGGTATGCGGATGACGCCATGTGGGCCAGCAGGGGTGACGCCAAGGCCATCTCCACCGTGTACGCGGAGAACGGGGCGCACCTGACGAGGGCGGGCAAGGGCGAGCGGCTCATCGGCTGGCAGCGCGTGCGCTCCTACCTGGCCGACGGACCAGCGTGCGCACACCACCGCGCGCAGGGCTGGACGGAGTGCCCGATGCTGCACGTCTTCCAGTCGTGCTCGGACTTCATCCGCACCCTGCCATCCGTGCCGCACGCAACGACGGGCAATCCCGAGGACATCGACACCAACGCCGAGGACCACATGGCGGATGCGTTGCGCTACCTGTTGATCAACCTCGGCGGCGGGGCGTCGCTGCTGCTGCACGACGACAAGCCCGAGACGGCCGACGGCCTGCTCCAACCGTTCGGTCTCTACGCCGTCCCGCCCGAGCTGGCCCCCAACCCGCTCGCCGGCGACGGCAGCACCCAGAGATCCCCATGGGCGTAACCGACGACACCGGCCCGGACGAGCCGCCCGGCGAGGACCTGGACCAGGACGGCGACGACACCGGCCCCATGACCGCCGAACGCGCCTCCGCGCTGATCGCGAAACGCATCTACTGACAGGGGGTGGGCTGTGGCCTGGTACGACCGCCTACTCCGCCGCTCGGTCGACGAGGCGGCCTCCGCGCCGGAAACCGCCGGCAGCACCCCGCCGAGGCTCGGCTTCGAGTACGGCATCGGCCGGATGGGCCTGACCGAGTGGAACCAGGGCAACGACGGCAGCGGGACCGCGCAGAACCGGGCCGCCCAGCTGGGTGAGCTGTACGACGCGTACCTTGCCTGCCCGTGGGCGTCTGCTTGCGTGGACACGATCGCGCGCACGATCACCGCGGGCGGCGTGGAGGTCAGCTGGTGCGCGGACACTGGCGAGGGCGAGGAGATCCCGCCCAAGCCCGCCAACGTCCTCCAGCTCCAGGCGCTGCTCGACTACATCAACCCCCGCGAGGACGTCCGCCAGCTGCTGCGCGGCGCCCTCACGGACCTGCTGGTGTTCGGCGACTCGTTCATCGAGGTCGTGTGGTTCCTCGGCCTGCCGATCGCCTTGTACAGCCTGGACGTGCCGAGCATGCGGATCATCGCCGACCCGCACGGCGAGGTCGAGAAGTTCGTCCAGATCACCGAACAGGGCCAGCGCGCGGAGTTCGCGCCCGAGCAGGTCATCCACATCAGTCTCGACAGTCCGCGTGGCGGCCTGTACGGCGTCTCCCCGACGCAGAAGGCGCTCCTGTCGGTCACGACGTGGCTTTTCTTCAAGGCCACGCAGAAGGAGCTCGGCCGCAAGGGCGTGCCGCCGGTGCTGCACGTGGACCAGCCGGTCGGGATGACGGACGCGGACATGCGCCGCTGGGATGCCCAGTACCGGCAGCGCAACCTCGGCTCCCGCAACATCGGCGCGCCGATCATTACCCGGGCCGGCGCGGCCGTTGGCGAGCTGCAGCCCGCCAAGTTGGCGGACATCGAGTCCACGCTGACTCAGTGCCGCGACGAGGGCCTGACCGTCTACGGTGTGCCGCCGGCACAGATCGGGATCATCGAGTCCGGCAGCTTGGGCGGCGGCACCGGGGAGAGCCAGTTCAAATCGTTCCAGGTCAACACCTGCCAGCCGTACGCTCAGGCGCTCCTGGAGAAGCTCAACTTCGCGCTGTTGCGGGCCTTCGGCATCACGGACTGGACGATCAACTTCGGGTCCATCGACTGGCGTGACTCCCAGGTGATCGAGAACATCTACGACACCCGGCTGCGCAACGGCGCCTGGACGCTGAACAAGTACCGCGACGCGATCGGCGAACCGCCGGTCGACGGCGGCGACGACGCCGTGCTGGTGGACAGGCAGAACCTGGTGCTGTGGGCCGACATGGCCCGCATGTCCGAGGCAGTGATCTCCAAGGCCGCCGCGCCGGCCGCGGCGGCAGGGATCGACGTCACGGCAGCCGGGGTGGACATGGTCCCCGAGCCGGAGCCCGAGCCGACACCGCCCGCCCTCGCCCCGTTCGCAGGCCAGCCCCCACAGGGCAACGAGCAGCCCGAGGACGACCGGCCGCCCGAGGAGACGTGGGATGACCTCTACCAGCGACTCCTCACCGAGGCCCTCGCCCGACTCTGACCGGCCCGCAACCCTCCAACTCGGCCAGCTCACCGGGCAGTGGCGGCAGGTCTACGCGGCACGCGCCGCGCTGCACGCCACCGCGGACGCCACCGTCCTGACCGCCTGGCGGCGCGACCTGCGCGACGTTCGGATCGGCGACCTGGTGCGCCAGTTCCGGCAGGCGGCCGGTGTCGGCGAGGACCACCTGGACGCCGAACAGCGCCGTCACCACGCCGTCGCGCTGGTGCTGGCCGCGCTCATGGCTCAGCCGTGGACGCGGACCCGCGCCGCGCTGCGGCTCGCGATCCAGCGGGCCCGGGCCGCCGGCCGCGACGCGGTCGCCCAGCTGGCCGGAGACGACCAGGGCGACGAGGACGACCAGGGCGACGAGGACGGCGAGGAACCCGCCGCCAACGACGCGCCCGGCCCGGCTCTGACCGGGACGCTCCTCGGCCCGATCCTGGCCGCCGCCGCCCGGCGGGCGGCCCGACTGCTGGCCACTCCCGGCGGCGACCAGGCGGACGCCCTGCGCGCCCTGCTCACGGCCGGCGCCGACCTGCTGACCGCCACCGACCTGATCGTGTCCCGGGCCTACACCTCGGCACTGGTCGGGGCGTGGCGCACACGCGGCGCCCAGCAGCTCGACTACGTGACCGCCGGGGACGGCCGGGTCTGCCCGGCCTGCGAGTCCGCCGAGGACGGCAGCCCGTACCCGGCCGCGACCGTCCCGCAGCCGCCCCTTCACCCACGCTGCCGCTGCATCGTGCAGCCCACCACCTGACGGAGGCTCACCATGCCGCACGGCCCGCTCGTCAACGCCGGCCCCCGCGACCCGATCACCGTGTTCTCGGCGGTCGGCCAAACCATCACCGCGAGCGCCGACAGCGGGGGGCTGGACTTCAGCCAGATCAGCTCAGGCATCGCGTCCGTGTACGTGAACGGCGCCAGCGGCACGACCCCCTCGATGACCTGCTACATCGACGTGCAGGACGCCAACGGGCTGTGGCTCCAGGTGGCCACGATCGGAGTAGCGCTCACGTCCGGCCCCAACTTCACCTTCGGCAACTTCGGTCCCGCCAGCGGCTCCGGCTACGTCCTCACCGGCACCGGGCGCCTGCGGTGGGCCGTTACCGGCACCACGCCGAGCTTCACCGGCGTCAACTTCTCCGTGATCGGCAGGTGAGCCTGTGCCCGGAATCGCCACGATCCGCGGGACCGCGATCCGCCCCGGCGTCTCCCGCAACGGCCGCCTCTACACCCGCGAGGTCCTCGCCGCCACCGTGGCGAAGGCCCGGGAGCGCATCGCGTCGGGGCCGCCGCTGACGATGCTCACCCACCACGGCGCCGAGGACGACTCCTCACGGATCGTCGGGCGCCTCACCGCACTGGAGCAGCGCGACGACGGCTCGGTCGGGTTCACTGCCGAGCTCGCCGACACCGCGCACGGCCGCGACCTGGCCGCCCTGGTCACCGGCGACGAGCCGTTCCTCGACGGGGTCAGCATCCGCGGCTGGTGGGAGGGCTCGGTCCGGACGGTGCAGCACGACGGACAGCGCGTCGAGACCGCGGACTCGCTGACGCTGGACGGCCTGGACTTCACGAAAACGCCTGGCGTTCCCGGTGCCCGGGTCGAGGTCGTGGGCGAGCTCGCACACGAGTCGGCCGACGGCCGGCACCTGGTCTACGAGTCCATCACCGAGGCCTCCGCAGCGAAGGTCCGGGCGCCGTACGGCGCTGTGCAGTACGCGGACCCGGGCTACCGAGACGGCGTGAAGCGCTACCCGATCGACACCGCCAAGCACGCCCGCGCGGCCTGGTCGTACATCAACCAGGCGAAGAACGCCGCCGGTTACACCCCCCAGCAGCTCAAGCGCATCCGGTCGCGGATCAAGGCGGCCCTGAAGCGATTCGGAGTCACCGTGTCCGAGACCACCAACTTCGGGGCCGTCACCGAGTTCTACGGCGACGTGCCCAGCGGCGAGGGCGGCGGGTTCTGCATCGACGCCTACAACGGCCCCGTGTCGATCACCCTGCGCTGCTGCGGCATCGACCCTGCCGAGCTGCGCGTGATCGCCGCAGCCGCGATGGACGCCGCCGTTGGCGCGCTCCAGTGCCTCGACCCGGACATGGACGCCGACATCGACGTGCCGGGCGCCCCGGATGCCGACACCGACGGCTCCATGGAGGCCGGCGGTCGTCCGGACGACGACCAGATGGAGAGCGTCCATCGCCATGTGGCCCCCGGCGAGGAGGCCACTGCCGAGCACTGGGACCTGGTGCGCCGCGCGGGCATCCCCACCCCGCCTGGCACCCACCTGACGGCCTCGATGGTCAACCAGGCCATCAACATCCTCGCCGAGACCACCCCGACCGGCCCGGCCGGGGAGACCACCGAACACCAGGAGGTGCCCGCCGTGAGCGAGCAGCCCACCAACGCGGCCGTCGCCGAGGCGGCCACCACCCCGGCCGCCCCGCAGATCGTCCTCACGCAGGAGCAGTTCGCCGCCCTGCTCAACCACGTCGGCACCACGCCGGCCGCTCCCGCGCCCGCGGCGACCGAGTCCGCCCCGGCCCCGGCGCCCGTCGCCGAGACCCAGGAGCAGATGATCGCCCGCCTCATCACCACCGGCGTCGCCACCGCCGTGGAGACGCTGAAGGCCGACCTGCGCACCGAGATGCAGCAGGTCGGGCCCCAGCGCATCGGCCTGGCCATCCGGACCAAGACCACCGAGTCGGACATGCCCACCGACCGGTCCTTCGACGAGCTGCCCCAGGCCCAGCGCGACCAGCTGGAGCGCGACGGCCTGCTCCGGGCCTTCGGCTTCGCCAAGTAGTAGCCCGCTCAACAGCTGAACATCCGACCGCCCCAGCCGATCGAGCTGGGGTGCCCGCCATGGCAGCGATGGTCACCCACCCCTGAGCCCCGAGCCGATCCGGCCGGGGCTTTTCTCATGCCCCGGAAGGACCCATCGCCATGGCGACCGAACTGAAGGAGGCGCTGACTGCTGCTGGCAGCTCCGCGCTTATCCCGAAGGTCATCGACCCCCAGCTCCTCGACTACCAGCGGCGTTACAGCCCGCTGGTCCGCGTCACGCCGACCAAGCAAATCGCGACCACGACGTATTACTTCAATCAGTTGACCAACAGGGTCGCTGGTGGCTTCGTGACCGATGGCGGCGCCCGCCCGGTCGCGAACAGCACGTACGTGCAGAACAGCTTCCAGATCAAGCAGTTGCAGGCCGTGGGCGGGGTCACGGGCTACGCCCAGAAGGTGACTCAGGATGTGATTGGTGACCTGCTCGCGCAGGAAATCCAGTCGACGATCCAGGGCCAGTACTGGGACATCGAGACCGCGATGCTGTGGGGCAACTCCGCCGCCACCGCGAACGACCCGTGGCCGCAGTTCGACGGCCTCGACACCCTCGTGTCCGCGTACAGCGGTACCGGCCAGAACGTCATCGCCGGCGGCGGCAACGCCCTGTCGCTGTCCTACCTCAACAAGCTCATCGACCTCGTCCAGTCGAACGCCGCGATGTCGCCGTTCAACACCGGATGGATGATCATCGGGTCGTCCACGGCGTTCTCCATGCTGGCCGGACTCCTCGTCAACCAGCAGCGGTTCATGGACGTCGAGGTCAAGCCCGGCCTGGTCGTGCAGTCCTACCGCAACATCCCGCTGATCGAGTCGTCCTTCATCGGCACGCACCAGGTCAACTTCGGCACCGTCACCACCGGCACCGCCACCACCGGCGGCACCCTGGCGGCCGGCACCTACAAGTACCAGGTGTCCGCGGTCATCGCCCGCTCCGGCGAGACCATCGCCTGCTCCGAGGTGTCACAGACCACCACCGGCTCCACCTCCACGGTGACCCTGTCGTTCACCACCCCGACGGGCCTGGACTCGGCGAGCCCGATCTCGTTCAAGGTGTACCGCACCAGCGGCGCGACCGGCACCGAGACGCTGCTCGGCTACGTCGACGCGATCGTCGGCACCGCCGCGGACGGCATCACCCCCATCTACGCCACCTCGATCGTCGACACCGGCACCGCGCTGGTGCCGCAGAACGGCGCCACCGTCCCCGGCGTCCTGCCGACCAGCTACAACGGCACCAACACGGGCGCCGTGCCGCGGGCCAACGGGACCATCGAGGACCTGTACCTCGTGCCCCGCGACCCCAACTTCCTGGTGAGGCCGTACGTGCGCGAGCTGCAGCCGATCGAGGTCGCGCCCACGGTTTTGTCGCCGGACACGCTGCCGTTCGCGCTGGCCACGGACACCTGCCTGGCTGTCCGGGCACCGAAGTTCATGGCGAAGCTGTCGAACGTCGCCGTCTCGCTGTAGCCCACCGGTCCGGCCCCGACTACTCCCGGGGCCGGGCCCCCATGGAAGGAGGCCCGCTGTGCGGCTGCGCAAGAAGGGCACCGGGTCCAGCTCCCACGGCCACGTCTGGACCGAGCCGGGCCAGGTTTTGGATATCCCGGTCGAGGACGCCGCCGAGCTGGTCGCGATCGCCCCGCACGAGTTCGAGGCGCTGCCGGACGCGCCGGAGCCGCCCAGCGAGGGCGACCCGAACGAGGCGCGGAAGCAGCGCCCGGGCGGCCGCCGGACGGCCGTAACCGAGGCCTGAACCGATGCCCGCCGACAGCCCCACGCCGCTCGTGACCTGGGCCCAACTCACCGAGGGGCCACTGGGCGACCTGGTCCGCGCCTACCAGGCCGGCCAGCCACAGACCGACCTCGTGTCGGAGGCCACCCGCCTGTGTGAGGAGCACTGCGACCGCAGGCTCGCCCCGTTCACCGGGCTGGTTGAGACGCACCGCGCGGACGGGATCGACCCGGACGAGTACATGGACTCCGGGGCGATGCCGCTCGATCTGGCCGGCTCGCTCGGCCGCAACTGGGCAGCCAGCTTCGGCAGTACGGCGATGATCCGGCGCATGCACCTGTCCGAGTACGCGCCGCGCTACCCGGAGATGTGGGCCTACTCCAACGTGTCGGTGCAGGTGGTGCGCTCGTACGGTGGCAGTGAGACCGTGCTGCCCGGCAACCTGACCATGGGCCCGCAGCCGGACACCGGACTCATCTGGTTCCAGCTCGGCCAGTTCATCCCCGCCGCGTCGGTCATCCAGGTGACGTACGGCGGCGGCTACCAGACGGTGCCGGCCTCGCTGGTGCGGGCCGCGAAGTTCATGGCCGGCTCGATCGCGGCGACCGAACTCGACCCGCAAGGCCAGGCCCACGGTCACGACCCGGACCTCCTGCGCGCCAAGGCCGAGGACATCCTGACTGCCTACGTGAGGTCTTGATGTCCTGGGGCATGCCGCAGCCGACGGCAGCTGCTCGGCAGACGGTGAAGCGGCACCTGTCGCCCGAGGCCCGGGCCCGCATCTCGGCCCGGATGAAGGGCAGGCCGCACCCGCACCGCGGGCACCCGATCAGCACCGAAACCCGCGCGAAGATCAGCGCCGCGCTCAAGGGCCGGCACCACGCCGGGCACTCGATGTCCGCGGCGGCCCGGGCCAAGCTGAGCGCCAAGCTGAAGGGGCGGCACCACGCCGGCCACAAGCTCAGCGCCGCCCAACGCGCGAAGCTGGCCGCCAAGTTGAAGGGGCGCAAGCGGAAGCCCCTGTCCGCGGCCGCGAAGGCCAAGCTGGCCGCGCGGCTGAAGGGGCGGAAGCGGAAGCCGATGAGCGCCGCGGCCCGCGCGAAGCTCGCCGCCCGACTCAAGGGCCGCCCGCGTCGGCCGATGTCGGCCGCGGCGAAGGCGAAGATGCGGGCCCGGATGAAGGGCCGGCCCCGGAAGCCGGGGCACCGCCGGCCGATGTCCGCTGCCGCGAAGGCGAAGCTGTCCGCCCGGCTGCGTGCCGCGCACCACCACGGCAGCCACAAGCGGCGCCCGATGTCCCCGGCCGCCCGCGCGAAGGCGGCCGCGACCCGGCGCGCCCACCCCCGCAAGCAGCAGAGGAGGCGCCGCCGTTGAGCACCGCTGACGCTGTCGCCCGCGAGGCTGCGTGGCTGGCCACATCCGGCGACGGGTTGCCCGCCCTGCTGGCCTCGGCCGGGGGCCCGTGGGACATCGTCCAGGCGTACATGCCGCGCACCCCGGCCACCGCGAAGCGGCAGATCTTCGTGCTGCGGCGGCGGATCACGGAGAATCGCTTCGGCGCCCCACGCAAGATCGACACTTACCAGCTGCATCTCACGCTGTGGTGGCCGCTCGGCTCGACCACGACCGGCGCCCCGCTGGCGGAGACAGAGCAGGCCAACCTCGATGCCGCGATCGACCTGTTGCTCCAGCGGATCCGCGGGTACCCAACCGACCACTCCCACGGCGGCCGGTTCCTGTCCGTCGCGGAAGCCCCGGCTGGCGCGGAGATCGCGGTCGACTTCGCCGATCCCGTGCAAGGGATCGGCCAGGGCGTGCTCACCGCCACCGTCACCTACTCCGCGGACGACGCCGACTTCACGGCCTGACGCCCGTCAACCACCCGTCACGGCCCCCGTCACCACGGGGGCCTTCGTGTTTCCCGGAGGCCCCCGTGTCCGTCACGGCCCCCTACCCGCAGCGCAACGCCGGGGACAGCCCGGTCGACGTACCCGCCATCCCGGCGACCGTCCAGCCCGGCGAGGTCGTGCTGTGGCCGCACCCGATCGCCGGGTTCGAGCCGGTCCCGGCCGAGCCGCCCGCACCAGCCGCGAAGGCCGCCCCCGCCAAGACCACCCCATCGCCGGCCGAGCCGGCCCAGCCCGCAGCCGCCGGCGCGGCCGGTCAGGAGTAGACGATGACCCAGCTCGCCCGCTACGGCACGCTCGGCCTGGCCAAGGAGGTCACCTCGGGTACGTACGTCACCCCCGCGGTTGGTATCCCGTACACCGGCAGCTCCGGGTTCGAGGACATGTACGACCAGATCAAGGACGAGAGCGTCAGGGGTGACGACACCGTGCTGCACGGCTCTTACCAGGGCCCCGCGCATGCCGAGTGGTCGATCGACTGCCTGGCCTACCCCGACCTGACCGGCCACTTCCTGTGCGGGACGATCGGCCCGGACACGGTCACGGCCGGCATCACCACCTCGCTCAGCGCGGCCACGCTGGTCGGCGCGACGTCGATCTCGACCGCGGTCTCGCTCCCGGCCGGCACGGTTGTCAAGGTCGGCAGCGGCGCGGCGATCGAGTACGCCTGGACCGACGGCGCCGCAACGGGCTCGGGCCCGTACGTCTCCAACGTGACCACGGTGCTCGGCAAGATCGGCGTCAACCGGGTCGGTCTGGCCAACGCGCACAGCTCGGCGGACCCGGTCCTCACCCCGACGACCCACCTGTTCAAGCAGTCGCCGAGCACCGCGCTGCCGACCTACTCGCTCACCTACTTCGACACCATCCAGTACCTGAGCTGCAGTTACGCCCGGTTCTCCGAGCTCCAGGTGAAGATCGACCCGAAGGGCGCGGTCTCCCTCTCCAGCAAGATGACCTCCTTCCCGAGCACGAGCGCGTCCAGCGTGAGCGAGACGTACAGTCAGTACGATCCGCTGCTCGGCTGGTCCTGGGGGCTCACGAACGCGGGCGCCAGTTCGACCCGTGGCAAAACGCTGGACGCGACGATCAAGCGCGCGGTCGAGGCGATCGCCAGCTCGGACGGCACGCAGAATCCGCGCGAGGTCTTCGCGGGCGCCATCGAGTTCGACGCGACACTCAAGGCGATCTTCGAGAACAACACCGACTTGGCGCTGTTCCTCGCCAACTCGCAGCAGCCGCTGACCGCGTCGCTCCAGCAGCCGCTCAGCCGCGGCGGCCAGTCCCTGTCCCTGACCAGCTCGAAGTCGGCCTGGTACAAGGGCAAGCGGGACATGTCTGGGTCGTACGCGATGGCGGACTTCTCCATCTCCGGCGTCTGGAACTCGGTCGACGGCGGCGCCGTCCAGGCGACGCTGACCAACTGGCAGACGACCGCCTACTGACGGCCGTCCCCTGATCTCCCGGCGCGGTCCGGCAGCGCGCGAGCGTTGAGGGCGCGGGGACGCGTCGCCGCCGCGCCGGGACCCCTCCCCACCCCTCACGAGGAGCCTCCATGTCCACTCCCATGTCCGACCAGCAGCCGGCGCCGGTGTATCCGCCGGCCCCGCAGCCGGTCCCAGCGACCTTCGTCCCGCAGCCCGTCCCGTCGGCCGCCCCCGCCGCGCCGGTGCTGCCGCAGCTCGCCGACCAGCAGGCCACCGCCGTGCAGATCCCCGAAGGCGGCTACGCACAGCGGATCGTGCGGATCCCGCTGCCCCAGTTCCACCTCGCGGAGGTCCCGGCGCCGTGGGTGGAGATGCGCAACCCCGGGCTGATGGCCCAGGAGGCGTTGGAGGAGATCGGCCACGGGCTGACCGGCGTCACGATCGGGCCTGATGGGCAGCCCAGCGAGGCGGACAGTGAGCTCGTGCTTGCCACGATGGCCAGGTTGCTGCGCCGCTGGTGCATGTGGGACGCGTCCAGCGAGGACGACGTGCCGCCCCTGCTGCCGGAGACCGTGACTGTGGAGTCACTCCGCAAGGCGCCGCTGGGTGTTTTCCGAGCGATCGGCGCGGCCTTCGTGGAGCTGCAAAACCCTCAGTAGGGCCGGATTCGTCGTACCTCAACGACGTGCTCTGGCCTGCGGAATCGGTGTACGAGGGCACGTGGGCGTCCGGCCCGGTGCCCGTTGAAATGCAGTGGGTCGAGTTGATGCGCGAGTACCGGTGGTCCTGGCGCGACTTCGAGCAGACGCCACCGTACGTGCGCCGGGTCTTCTGGGACCTGATGGTGGCCCGGCGCGACGCCGAGCGCGAGGCGAGCGAGCGCAACAACAGGAAGCGAGGCTGACATGCCGGAGTTGGCCAGTGGGGCGATCGCGCAGGCGATCGCCCGGGCGAGCGAGGCGGGCGTCGCACGCGCGGCGATCGCGCTGGAGTCCCTGGCCGAAGCGGTGGAAGAGCAGGCCCGGGCCAACGCCAGCAACGGCAGCCACCCCTATGGCACGCCGACGCCGGCGCGCCCCGGCGAGGGCCCGGCGCAGATCTCCGGCACCCTGGTGGCCTCGATCGGGCACGCCCCGATCACGAAGGACCCTGCGGGATGGGCGACGAAGGTCGGCCCGCGGCAGGGCTTCAGCCCGCCGTACGGGAAGCGCCCCACCCCGGCGCACCTGTACGGCTACTACCTGGAGACCGGCCTTCGCAACGGGACGACGTATCCGTGGTTGAAGCCGGCGGCGGACAGGGTGGTGCCGGCCGCCGCGGGGATCCTCGCCAAGGCCTTCGGCGGCGACTGGGTGGCCGAGGCCTGAGTCAGTGCTGCGGGGCGACCGAGCAGCCGTATGAGGCGTCGGTGCCCCGGAGGTTGCCGCCGATGTCGCCGATCTGCGCGAGCGGCACGGGCGCCCGGTAGGCGTGGGTGCCGGCGTCGATGTGGTCGTCGTGGCGGTAGATCGTCCCGTCCGTTCCTGACGCGTGGGTGATCAGCTCACCGGCCACCGTGGTGGTGGCGGTCCAGCTCATCGTGCCGTCGCCGTTGTCCCGGTAGGTGATCGCGCACTGCGGGTCGCCGGGGTAGGTGAACGTCGGCGCCGCGGCGGCTGGCACCGCTGCCGCGGGCGTGGTGGTGGTCGCGCTGTGCGGCGCCGTCGTTGTGCTCGCCGCCGGCCGGGCAGGGCTGGCCGCGGCCGGCTTGCTCAGGCTCTGCTTTGCGCCGGAGACCATGCCCGCGACCACGACCGGCACGCACACCAGCACCGCGATCCCGATCCCCATCTTCTTGCCCGTGCTCATCGGCGGCCTCGCGCCCTGCTGGCTCAACTCTCCCCCTCGGCCCGGCAGTCCCTGTGGGCTCAGCACGGTAGCCCCTTCCGCGCGCCCGCGCACCTGATTCGCACCGAGGAGGGCACGTGAGCAGCGAGATCGGCGACCTGTTCGTCACCCTGCGGGCCGTCACCGACCCCTACACCGGGCCGATGACCGACGCGGCAGGCATCGGAGAGGACGCGACCAGCCGCATCATGACCGCGGCATCGCAGATGGCCGCCTCTCTCGACGAGAGCGCCCAACTCGCGGCCGCCGCGTTCAAGTCGATCCTGGATGCCGCCACCGAGCTGGCCGAGGGCCTGGTCGAGCCCCTAGCCGCTGTCAAGACCAGTGTGCGCCAGGTGGCCTCCGCTGTTCGTGCCCTGGGCACTGCTGCGACGGGCGCGGAGGAGACCGCCGCGCCCGCTTTCGATGCGATCTCCGCCAGTGCTGATCAGATGGCCACGGTGCTCGATGCGGCCCTCGCCACGGCGCAGGCTTCGGTGGCTGGCCTGGACGCCGAGTTCACCGCGGCGGCCGTCGGCGCGACCACGGCGGCGACGGAGATGAAGGCTGCTGGCGCGGAGGGTGCGGCGGCGGCGACGGAGGCCGGGGACGCTGCTGCGGCCTCGGCCGGCGAGTCGTCAGCCGCGTTGGACGGTACAGCTGGTGCGCTGAGCAAGTACGTGTTGGGGCTGGCCGCGACCGGTGTCGGCCTGTTCGAGGCGGTCAAGGGCGCGACCCAGTTCAACGGCGTGATCACACAGCTGAACACGCAGGCCGGGGTGAGCAAGACGCAGTTGGCCAGCCTCGGCGACGGAGCGCTCGATCTGGCCGGGCAGGTCGGGCAGAACCCGGACAGTTTGGCCGAGTCACTGCTGCACGTTGAGTCGAATTTCGAGTCAATGGGGATCAGTGGCGCCAATGCCCTGAACATAGTGAAGATTGCCGCAGAGGGTGCCACCACCGGTCACGCTGACCTTGTGGACGTCACCAATACTTTGACTGCGGCCGTCGCAAGTGGCATTCCTGGCGTGCAGAATATGGGCCAAGCAATGGGCCAGTTGAATGCAATCGTAGGCTCCGGCGATATGAAGATGCAGGACCTTGCCGACGCATTCGGTTCCGGCATGGTAGCCACCGTAAAGGGATTCGGACTGTCCTTGACTGACGTCGGGGCGGCTTTGGCAACATTCGGCGACAATAATATTCGCGGGGCTGTCGCTGGCACTGATCTGCGAATGACCGTACAGGCATTGGCTGCCCCCGTGTCAACCGCTGGGGCCGAGCTGGACAAGCTCGGCCTGAAGCAAAACACCCTCGCCCAGGACATGCAGAAGGGCGGGCTGAAGCTCGCCCTCGAAGACCTCATGAAGCACATGAAAGACGCTGGCGTCACTGCTGACCAGCAAGGTGCTGTAATTACGGAGGTTTTCGGAAAAAAGGCCGGAAGCGGCATCAACGTCCTCACTGACCAAATGGACCGCTTCGAATCCAAGTATCCGGCAATCACTGCCGGAGCAAATTCCTTCGGCGACGCCTGGAAAACCGCCTCACAGACCACCGCAGTTGAGTTTGATCAGCTCAAGTCCGGCCTTGAGGCTATGGGCATCAAGCTCGGCCAGATGCTGCTGCCGTACATCACGAAGTTCCTGGGCTGGATCCGGGATGGCGTCAGCTGGGTGACCAGTCACAAAGCGGCGATGGAGGGCTTGGCGGCGGTCCTAGGCGGGGTTCTCCTGACGGCGGTGGTGTCGATCGCGGGCGCGGTCGCGACCATGTCCGCCCCATTCACCCTGGCGGAGGTGGCGATCGCCGCTGTCGGCGCGGCCATCTTCTACGCCTACACCCACTTCAAGACTTTCCGCGAGATCGTCAACGACGTGGCGTCATTCCTCAAGGCCGCGTTCGTGGTGGCCTGGCACGCCGCGGGTGCGGTCATCGACTGGTTCCGCACGACGGTACTGCCCGCATTGAAGACCGCCATCAAGGACGTCATCGACTGGTTCAACAGCCACAAGGAGGACTTCAAGGCCGCGTGGGACAAGGTGATGCACGACGTTCAGGTGATCGCCAAGTGGTTCGATGACAACGTCCTCAAGTGGGTCGAGGCCCGCGTTGCCGAGCTCGTCACCTGGTGGCACGACCACTCGCAGGAGATCTCCGAGGTGTGGAGCGTCCTGTGGAAGGGAGTCAGCGATGAGGTCAGCACGATCTGGGACGGCGTCATCAAGCCGCTGCTGTCAACCATCGCCGGGTTCTGGGCCCTGATCTGGGGCGTGATCAGGGACACGGTGGAGACCGTGTGGAAGCTGATCTCCGACGTCATCACCACCGCGCTGCACTTGATCGAGAACGTGATCGGCCTCGTGCTCGATGTGATCACCGGGAACTGGGGGCGCGCCTGGAAGGACCTGAAATCCCTGGTCAGTGACGCGTTCACTGACGTGCTGCACTTCATCGGCGACGCCGTCTCCGGCTTCGGGACGCTCCTGTACGACGCCGGAGCCAACTTGATCAAGGGGCTGATCAACGGCATCGGCTCGATGATCGGCGGGATCACCAGCACGATCAGCGGGATCGCCAAGACCGTCCGGGACTACTGGCCGTTCAGCCCGGCGAAGACTGGCCCGCTGAGTGGCAGCGGCTCGATGGACATCGCCGGGGCGAAGATCGGCGGGATGCTGGCGTCCGGCATGCACTCGTCTGCCGGGGTGGTCACCCAGGCCGCCGCGCGGCTGGCGGGGATCGCGGCGGGCGCGGGCGGCGCTGCGATTGCGTCTGGGCCGGCCGGCGGCTTCCTGCCGTCGGCCGGCGGCACAGGCGCGCTGACGATCGGCGGAAGCGGCGCGGGCCTGGAGGCGCTGGCTGTGGCCCTGTCGTCCGCAGGCGCATCCGCGCCGGCGGACAGCGAGCAGCTTCCGCCGATCGTCGTCCAGGTGGACGGTCGCGAGCTTTTCAAGATCATGCAGACCCAGGCGCTCCGCAACGGCAGGCGCAACCCCACCACCGGGCTCGTCTACTCGACATGATGGGAGGGCATCGTGAGTAACCCGCTGCTCGGGGGCTTGGTCGACCCGTTCACCGCGGCGACCATCAACGCCGCGGTGTGGAACGCCTCCAGTGGCTCCGGCGTCAGTCTCGCGGCGCCGGGCCGGGTGGCGGTGCAGGCCACCAGCGCCTACCCAGCGCTCGGCGCCGGTGGCCCTTACGAGGCGACCGGGCAGTCCCTGTCCGCCCGCGTCACCCCGGCGCTCGCCGGGACCGGTGGCGCCGTGGTCCAGACGATCTTCAAGGTCGAGCAGGACGCGAGCGACACGGCGTACTTCGTCTGCCAGCCGGGCAGCTTGTGGCAGGCCGTCGTCATCAACGCAGGCGTGTACACCACGGTCACGCTGCCTGCTTACGATCCGACCGCGCACGCCTGGTGGCAGCTCACCGAGGCCTCGGGGCAGTGGCTGTTCTCGGTCAGCGCTGACGGCTTCAGCTGGGCCCAGCTGGCGTCGATCCCGTACACCTGGTCCCCGCACGCGGTGTCGGTCTACTACATCTCCGGGTCCTCGGTGGTCACCGGCGAGACCGCCTACCTGGAGCACGTCAACACCCCGGCCGGGTCCGGCTCGCTGCTGCCGAGCTGGCCGCAGGTCAGGTTCGAGGTCGCCTTCAACACCGGTGGCAGCATGACGAACCAGCCGTCGTACGTCGATCTCTCCTCGCGGCTGCGCGGCAGCTGGTCGGCTGAACTCGCCGGCAGGCAGTACGAACTCGACCAGATCCAGAGCGGCCAGGCGACGCTCAGCTTGTGGAACCTCGACGGGGCGCTTGACCCGACGAACTCCTCCTCCCCGTACTACCCGGGCGTCGTGCCCATGCGGTCCTGCCGCCTCCAGGCCGTGTGGCCGCCGACCCGCAACCTGTTCCAGCCGGCCTACGCCTCCGGGACCGGCGGCAGCTGGTACGCCTGGCTGGGCACCGCTGCCCCGGCGACGGGTCTCGCGCCGGCGCCCACCGGGCACACCACCGCGCTCGCCTGGACGTTCCCCGTCACGAGCAGCGGCGCGGGCGGCTGGCCACTCGTGACCGGCGCCACCAGCACCGGTGCGGACGCCACGGCGTGGCCGGTCGTCGGCGGTCAGCCGTACGCCCTGTCGCTGTGGCTGTCGCGCTCCACGGGCGGCGACCCCACGGTGATCGCGACGCCATACATCCTCTGGTACGACCAGACCGGCGCGCAGATCGGTGAGGTGGGTACCACTGTCACGGTGCCGGTCCAGCCGGCTTGGGCACAGGGCACCCTCACCGCAACCGCCCCAGCGACTGCCGTCTCCGCGCGCATCGCCTGCTGGCTAGGCAACACCTCGACCACCGCCGTCAACACCTTCTACATCACCGCGATGCAGCTGGAGCAGTCCGCCGCGGTGACGCCGTGGACGGCGGGCGGGGTGATCTACCCGATGTGGAGCGGGTACGTGGAGCGGTGGCCAGCGGTGTGGGCCCAGCAGGGCACCTACGGCACGATCGAGCTGACGTGCGTGGACCTTCTTGCGGGGCTGAGTGATTTCACGCTCCAGCCCTCGTTTCAGGCTCAGTTGCAGGCGCTCGGCCCGAGCATGCTGTATCCGCTCGATGAGGGGCAGGGGGCCAGCCAGTTCGCCGACGCGACCGGCCAGCGAAGTGCGCGCTTCCCGTGGGCGGCGCCGAACGGCGGGGCGGGGGCGTCGATCACGTCCGGCACGTCAGTGACGGGCAGCGGCTTCGTGGGTGCGCCGGGGCCGGTGACGACGATCTCCAACCCGACGCCCGGCGTCAACGCGGCGTCGCAGGCGATGTACATCAGCGCCCCGTGGGCCGGCCCGTGGGGGCCGCCTACGAGCGGCGGCTGGACCCGCGTGATCAGCTTCCGGACGCCCGTCACCTCAGTAGCCACGCTGATGGTGGTGTGGGCGGCCTCGGGGCCCGGCGCGTTCGGGTCGGGGCAAGCTGGCAGCCAGGCGTACTTGCAGATGGGCATCGACTCCAGCGGACACTTCGGCGCGGCGATCAGCAACGCCGCGGGTACCGCCACGACATCCGTCAGCGTGCCGGATTTCTCGTGCCTGGACGGGAATTGGCACACAGCGGTCATCCAACTCTCGTCCGACGGCAAAACGTTCACGGTGGCCTGCGACAACCACGGCTACCAGGCCACCACCGCGAACGACTACCACCCGACCGGCTGCGTCAACGACACGGTCGGCGTGCTCCTCTTCAACAGCGCCGCCTACGAGTCGTTCAGCGGAGACGTCGCCTACATCACCGAATTCCCTTACGCCATCGGCAATGTGGCGGCGTTCGACCTCGGCAACGGGGTCTCCATGGGCTGGGCTGGGGAGAGCAGCGCGGCCCGGGCTCAGCGGATCCTGACGATGGCGGGCTACGGCGGCTCCATCTCGGCCGTGAGTGCCACCACGGCCATGGGTGGCGCCAATCTCGGTGGGACGGACGCCATGAGCGCCCTGCAGTTGGTCGCGGACAGCGAGGCCGGGCAGGTTTTCGTGGACGCGTCCGGGACGCTGTGGCTGACGGGCCGGCGCTGGCGCTACATGCAGGCGACTGCCACCGCGGTGTTCGGGGAGGAGCAGGCGTCCGGCGAGATCCCGTACCTGGGCGACATCACTGTGGATTTCGACCCGACGCATATCTACAACGCGGCCGCGGTGACCAACGTGGTGGCGCCCGGGTCGCCGGACCAGCCCGTGGCGACCGCAGCCAACTTGGCGTCGCAGGCGGCTTACCTGCCGCGGACCCTGCCGCGCAGCATCAACGTGCAGGACACCACGCAGCCGGCGGTGGCCGCGCAGTACCTGGTGCAGCAGTACGGGCAGCCGCTGGCGCGTGTCTCGCAGGTGACGGTGGATCCGGCGAGCAACCCGGCGCTCTGGCCGGCCGTGCTCGGCTTGGGCTTCGGCTCCCGGGTGGCGCTGAACCGCCGGCCGGGCGTCGCGCCTGAGGTTTCCCTCCAGCAGTTCGCGGAGCATCTGACCTGGAACGGTGACAACCAAGGGAAGCTCCAGCTGGCCCTGCAGCTCACCCCTGCGGCGCCGTTCACCGGCTGGGGGCTGGCCGCACCCATGCACACCACGCTGGCGGCCCCGGCGACCGCTGGCACCAACACGATCACCCTCTCGCCGCTGTCCGGCTCCGCGAGCAACACCGCGGCGTCCGCACTGCCGGCGGGGACCGTGCTGACGGTCGGCTACGGCACCGCGGCCGCCGAGACCGTGACCGTGGCGCCGGGCGGCGTCGCCACCACCAGCCCCGGCTACACCAGCGTCGTCGTCACCCTGACCGCCAACCTCGCCAGCAACCACGCGTCGGGCGCGACCGTCTGCCAGCCCCTGCCGGGCACCGTCACGCTGCCGAGCACGGTCAGCTACCCGACCGGCCTGGACACCGGAGCCACCCTGACCGCCACCGGCGGCCCCCGCGCCGCCTACTGACCCCTGGAGCCGCCATGGCCCTGGCCAGACCCACCCCGTACAGCTGGTCGGTGGGTGACACGATCAGCGTCACCCTGCTCAACGCGATTCGCGACGCCCTGAACTGGTCCCAGCAGCCGCCCGTGTTCATGGGGTACGGCACGACCTCGCAGTCCGTCGGCAACACCGGCTGGGCCGGGCTGAGCCTAGGAGCCTCGGTGGTCGACTCGTACAGCGGCCACTCCACCACCACCAACCCGTCCAGGTACACGTGCCAGACGGGGGCGGCCGGCTGGTATCTCGGCTCCGGGGTCTACGCCCCGGTGGCCAACTCGACCGGATTCCGGGCGGCCAGATTGCAGGTCAACGGCAGCCCAGTGATCGGGGGTGCCGCCTACCTGATCAACAACAGCACGGTGGAGATGGGCGCCGTGACGCCCACCGTCCCCTTCTATCTCAACGTGGGGGACTACGTGGAGGTTGCCGGCTGGCAGAACACGGGCAGCTCCCTCGGCACCTCCCTGGATGTCGATCTCCGTTGCGCTCTGGGGGTGTGGTTCCTGCATGCCTGACACGCCCTTCCCCATGCCAGCGGCCGGCCCGCGGTGCGGCCACTGCCAGGAGCCCGCGCTCGTGCACTGGCTGCGCCGCCCAACTGCGGCGGAGTTCACCGCGGTTCTCGCCGCGGACAGTGCGCGCCGTGCTCGCGAGATCGAGGCCGCCGACCCGGACGGGCCGCCCCCGGCGCTGTGGCCTGCACCGACCGCCGAGGCCACGACCATCGCCGTGTACGCCTGCGCCACGCACGCGATCCACCTGGACGCCGCCGCCCTGGTGCACGCGGCTTCCTGCACGGCGCCGAGCCCCGGCCACCTACCGGGCTGCGACTGCACGCCCGAGCCTGCGCCGACTCCCAAGCCGCTGACCGGCCCGAAAACGACGTTGCCGACCGGCTGGGTCCTGCCGGCCTGACCTGTCCCCACCCTCACGCCCCGCCGTGTGCGGGGCTTTCGCATGCCTGGAGGCATGATGACCGACCACGACCATCACGAGGTCGCCGCGCACGACCAGGGCGGCTCCGCGCACTGGATCGCCCACGTGCCCGCGCACGAGCCCCGCGAGGGCGACCCGCACTACCACCTGTTCCACGCCGCGAAGGAGCGGATGCGACGCCTCGGTCTGCTGAGGTGCGCGATCCCCGGCTGCACCTTCCCGGGCCCGATCGAGCTGCACCACACGCACGTGGAGTTCTCACTCGCGGGCGGCGTCGATCTGGAGCTCGCTTCGAAGGCGTTCGGCCACCACTTCGAGGGCGACGACGACTTCGCGGCCTGGGTGGAGTCGCCGGGGAACCTGGAGCCGCTGTGCCCGGTCCATCACCGCACGCACCTCGGCGTGCACGTCCTGCCGGGCCCGCTGTGGGAGCCGCTGCGGGTGTGGCGGGCCGACATGGCGCCCCCGGCCGAGGCCGTCCAGGGGGCGGACCGATGAGCCGGGTCAGCGAGTTCAACGAGCGCCTGGCGGTCCGGGCGACGCGGGCGTTCGGCAGCATGTGGACGACCTACGGCCTGTTCCTGTACGGGTTCCTGCCGGTCCTGCTGCCCGGCGCGATGACCGCGCTCCTGTACTGGTCGAACACGGTGCAGTTGTGGAGCTTGCCGCTGCTGATGGTCGGCCAGTCCGTCCTCGGCCGCGCCGCTGAGCGCCAGGCACGCGAGACCCATGACGCAGTACTGGAGGAACTCGCGCTTCTCCGTGCCGAACGCAGTCGGCAGCCTGCCGACGCTGCCGCACTCGCTGATACCAACACCCCACCCCTGGAGGACTGATGGGCATCTACGGCCAGGACTGGGCCAGCTACCAGCCCGCACAGCCGAGCACGACCGGCCTGAACTTCGCCTTCGTCAAGATCACCGAAGGCATGACCTACACCAACCCCGAGTGGACCAGCCAGCGGGACACCGCCCGCGCCGCGGGCCTGGTGGTGGGCTACTACCACTACCCGGACATGACCCACGCGCCGGAGACCGAGGCGGACCACTTCCTCTCGCTCGCGCAGCCGCAGCCCGGCGAGATGCTGTGCCTGGACTGGGAGGGCTACGACACCACCAACTCGGCCGTGCCGCACGCCACCCAGCTCACCTACAAGGAGACGTTCCTCCGCCACCTGAAGGCGGCGGCGCCGCACCAGCCGGTCGGCCTGTACTGCAATGTCGACTACTGGGAGAACGTCGACACCACGGGGTTCTCCCAGGACTTCCTGTGGATCGCGACCGCGGGCCTGCCGGCCGGGCAGCCCGGGATCAAGGCGAACTGGCTGTTCCACCAGTACTCCAGCTCTGGCGGCGCGGATCAGGACTTCTGCCACCTGGGGAGCACGGCGGAGCTACGGTCGTGGGCGCTGGGCTTCCAGCCTGCCCCGACGCCGGCCCCTGCTCCGGCTCCCGCCCCGGCTCCCGCGCCGAAGCCGACCCCGCAGCCGTCCCACCCTGCGTGGCCCGGGGAGTACCTGCGGGTGCAGTCCCCGATGCTGCATGACGGCAACGTCCGCACCTGGCAGCAGCGCATGCACGACCGCGGCTGGAGCATCACGGTCGACGGCTGGTACGGGCCCGCCTCGGCGAGCATCTGCCGCCAGTTCCAGCAGCAGAAGCGCCTGACCGTGGACGGCATCGTCGGCCCGCAGACGTGGGACGCGGCCTGGACTGACCTGGTTACCCGGTAGGGGGCGGCGTGGATTCCACTGGCATCGTCGCCGTGGACGACCTGGTGATCTGGTCGGTGGCTCTCACGGCGATCGCCGGGTCTGCGGCTCTGCTCTGGCGCCTCACCCGCGGTGTGCGGCGCCTCCTGAGCCGGCTGGACGAGTTCGTCGATGACTGGCAGGGGACGCCGGGTCGGCCCGGGGTCCCGGGGCACGAGGGGGTGATGGCGCGGCTCTGCGGTATCGAGGATCGGCTCGCTGCGGTTGAGCACGAGCTCCATCCGAACTCGGGTGGCAGCTTGCGTGATGCCGTCGATCGGGTTGATCAGCGCACTGCCCGGCTCGACCCCGCGTAGATCTGCCTCGCCCCCGTTCGCCTTCGGGCGGGCGGGGGCGGCTTCGTCATGTCTGCTCACGGTGCTGGGGACAGTGGCAGGTAGGCCATGGTCGGCGGCGACCGTAGAGCCCGGGGATTTGGCCGGGGGTGGTGTGGCACGGGGTGTGACCGTACTGCCGACCCTCGGGGGTGACCTTGTAGGTGCGGATGGTGATGGCGGACATGGCTGCTCCAGGTGGCTTGGCTGGCCGGTTTGTCCATATTCCAACCGGTTGCACTGGCCATCCATTCCCGGGATCGGCTACTCGCCCCGGGCCGCCCGCACGGACGCGTCCCACGCCTGCCAGAGCGTCGCCGGATCCTGAAGAGCAGGGTGCCGGCGCACCGCCGAAGCCGCCTCGGCCCGCACCTCACGCAGCCGGATCAGCTCCGCGTCCTCCTCCGGCTCCCACGACGCGCGCTCCAGCGACTGGTCCTCAAGGGGATAGAGCTCCCGGCGCCGAGCACTCACCTCGGCCACGTACTCACCGACCGCCTCATCGGCGGCGATGCGCTCGCGCTGGAGCTGAATGAGGTCGTCGGGCAGGGGGAGCGGGTCAGGCACGGTCGGATCCTAGGGCAGAGGTCGGACGGACAGATGGCCACTCGCCGAAGCTGCGGCGGGCGACCCACATCATCATCGTACTGGCGTTCGATTAACTCTCGTCGCAGACACGCAGCCGCTCCCGTCCGGGTTCTGGCCAGCTGCCGTGGCAGCGCACGGCAGCGATCTACTGACGGAACGTCACTCGGCGGGCATACACTCGGCGCAGGGTCTTCGAGAGGGGATGCAGTGCCTGATACAGCACTCCGCACCGAGTTCGTCTACGACGTCCGCTACGTCCTCGCGCCCGACGGGGAGACCGCACATACCCGCCGCGTGACGGTCGTGGACCCCGATCCACAGCCGGGCATGGGCCCATCGCTCGGACGCATCCACCAGGCGCTCCGCGAGGCCATCGGCCGACCAGAGGTGCGGGAGGAGCTTCAGCTCCTCTGGGTGCGCGCCCCAGAGGACGCCGAGGCTTAGGAGCGCTGGCGGGCGTCGGCGAGGCGCATCGAGTAGAACGCGGCGTCGCGCGGGTACCCCTCCAGGCTGGCCAGGCCGCGTTCCAGCGCGTCGGCAGCCATGCTCCAGTCGCGTGCGGCGTGCGCGGCCTCGCCCAGCAGCAGCGTCGCCCGAGTCGGGGACAGCCAGTACAGCCAGCCAGGCCGCTCGCCCTCGTCCGGCACGCGCAGCGCCAGGTCGTAGGCCTCCTGGGCAAGGCGCCGCGCCAGATCCCGGTCACCGGCCGCCGCGGCAGCCATCGCCGCAGTGTGCTGTGCGATCGATTCCGCCGCCGGCGACAGCCGACCCGAGCCGCTGACCGCCGTCTCCGCAGTCCGCAGCGCCCGAACCGGGTCGCCGCCGCCGAGCGTGTAGTAGGCCCGCACCCGGGTGATCCAGCTCGCCATGTCCGCCGATCCCGCATCGAGCGACCAGCCGTGCGCCAGGTCGAGCCAGGACATTGCCGCCCCGTGTCGCCCCTGCCCGTGGGCTACCCAGCTGAGCCAGTGCGCGTGTTCGGCGGCGAGGAGCAGCAGCCGGTCCGCCGCTGGCCCCGCCGCGCCGGGGATGAGACGGGTGACCGCGTCAAGCTGGGAGCGGACCACGGGCCACAGGTCGGCCCCAGAGCCGTCGTCCTCGGCGCGCCGGTGCTCGGAGAGGACACGGGCGATCCAGTCCGCGGCGCGTAGGTCGGTGCGGCCAGCGGTGTGGGCGCGGGCGATGCGCTCGGTCAGTTCCGGGTCGGGTGACCAGCTCGTGTCGGCGGTGGTGAGTCCCAGGAGCTCGGGCGGCACGCGTAGTCCCTCGGTGAGTCGGTGGATGACGGCCGCCTGCTCGATGCGGCGCCGGCCGCGCTCAATGAGGCTGATGTGCGATTGCGGCATGCCGATCAGCGCGCCGAGTTCCAGTTGGCTGATCCGGGCTGCTCGCCGGTACTCGCGGAGTACCGCGGCCCAGTCGGAGGCGGCCCAGGCGGCGCGCAGGCGGGGGTCCGCCCATGGTCCTGCATCAGGCATGTCCTGACGATACGTCAGACGTATATCGCTGCGTATCGCATTCATCGCGTTTGGTGACGACGATCTGCCTCAGGATCTCCCGCCAAGAGGTGACAGATGAGCAGAGCAGCGTCCACGGTCGTACAGGCTGAGCCGCCGCGACCCCTGACCTACGAGCAGCTGCACGAGCAACAGTGCATTGCCTGCTCGGCTACCACCGACCTGCGGCCGGCCGGGCACCGCACGGTGAACGGTCTCGCGTGGGCCGTGGTCGCCTGCCCCAAGCACGAGGGAGAGGCCTCCTGATGAAGGCGACGACCGATCCCCGGTACGCGGAACTTCGCGCCGCCGTCAGCGACTTCATCAAGAAGCACGGGTTGCACCCGGACCCGGACACATACCTGGCGCACGGGTACGTGGACCTGTGCCTCCGGGGGTGGCCGACCGCGGCTGGCGCCCCCCTTCGGCTGGCGGCGGAGTGGGCGATCTGGACCTGGCTGGCCGATGACGTCTTCGACCAGGAACTCCGCGATGCCTCTCTGAAGGACATCAACGAGTTCGTCCTGGCACTGCTGGACACCGCGACCGAGGCCGACCAACCAAGCACTGTCGACCATCCGATCGTGCAGGCCCTGGCGGACCTGGTCCGCCAGACCCGCCAGGTGATGCCGGCCTACTGGTGGCGCCGGTATCACGAGCAGCTGGCCGCCTGGATCCACGCAGCATCCTCGAAGCTGACGCTGTTCCTGCGGACGGGCCACACTCCGACCCTTCGCGAGTACATGGGGGTCCGGCCGGCCGACGGCGGGATGCTGCTCGCCGCGATGTGGACCGAGCTGGCGGAGCAGTGCATCACGCCCGACTGGCGTAACCCCGCGGTCCAGGGCATGCTCAGCGCGTTCTCGACGTGCGGATGCCTGGCCAACGACCTTGCGGCCACCGGCAGCCAGGACACGTTCACCGCGGTCTACGCCCTGGTCAACAGCGAGGCGATGACCGTGCTGGAGGCCCGGCAGCACGTGGCCACCCTGCTCCGGGCCGAGGAGAAGCGCTTCTGGTGGCTCTACACCTCGGTCCGGCGCGACTTCGACGAGGACCCGCAGCCCCCCGCGATCGGCGAACTGGTGATGAGCACGTCCCGGTTCGCGCTCATCATCGACCGTTTCCGCTGTGCACTGGCCGAGTGGACCGCGGGCAGCTCCCGGTACGCGCCGCCGACGCAGCCCCAGGCGGTGTGATGATGCCCGACTCGACCTCGACGGCGATCGTCGTCAACGTGGCGCTCACCCCCGCTAAGGGCTACCAACTGGAGATCGACGGGTCCGACGCCCATCCGTTCATCACGGAGGCGGACGCCACTGAGAACCTGCACGCAGTCGTCGATGACTGCGTGCGGGGGGCTCTGGGCTTCCCCTCGCGCGTGGCACTCGCAATCAACATCATCGAGACCCAGTGATGACTCAGGCGCCTACGTTCGGCGCGAGCCTGGAGCGGTCGTACGACCCCGCCGGCCTGCTCCAGGACCTGGCCGTCATGCAGGACGCGATGGACGCGGTGAGGCGCGGCCCCGGCGGCCTGGAGGCGGTGCGGGAGCTGTTGATCCTGACCACCCTCACCCGGCTGGTCATGCGCCGCCTCGTGCTCGCCTCACTGGCAACGGCGATGACGCGCCACGCCGAGGCGGTGAACCCGCCGACACGGTGACCCCTGATCGGGCTGCCCGGGCCGTACGCCCCCTTCATCCCGGGCAGCCTGCTCCACCCGCTGGTGGAGCGGCCGTGCCGGGTGCTCGCCCACCGGCAGTGGGCGAGCACTGCGCAGCCGGCACGGCCACAACTACTCCCAGAACAGCCGCAGGATCGGCACGTCGAGCGCGCGGGCGAGGGCGGTGAGGTCGTCCAGGGTGGGCGGGGCTTGGGCGAGCTCCCAGCGGCCGATGGTGCGCCGGTCGACGCCAGCCAGTTCGGCGAGGCGCTCTTGGCTGAGGCCGCGGTGCTGCCGGAGTCGCCGAATGCGGTCGCCGACATCGCGGCGCTGCTGGAGCTGGTGGTCGTCGGGGGTTCGGGTCGGCGGCACCCGATGACCGTCACCCGTTCATGATCAAAAGTCTGTACGTATAAGGCGTCACTTGATCGAACCAAGGTTCGGATATAGTTCGAGCACCGCAGCAGTCCCGGGGGGACCGAGACCCGGAGCACACCCTGAGCACCCCGCAGCACCCTGCCGACCAGCACCGCACCCCGGGCTGGAGTCTCGCCCAACCGTTCAATCGAGAAGCAGCAGCGAACGATCTCGTCGAAGCCTCCCGGCTGATCACCCAGCTCGCCAAGAGCGACGACGGAAGCCAGGCTCACGCGGTCGCCCTCCAAGAGGCATGCCGCATTTCGAGTCAGATCTCCGCACGCATCACTCAGCATCTGCCACCGAGCGAGCAGTAGGGGCCCGCGGGGTCGAGGTCAGGTGCCCGCAGCTGCTTCTTGCTGCCCCCACCAGTACCCCAGCTGGGCCAGCGAGTTTGCGCCCGAGACGCGCTTGATCTCCGCGATCTGGGAATTCACCACGCGCGGGCTGATGTTGAGCGCCCGGGCGATGCCGGCCTGAGCGGTGCCAGCTACCAATAGCTGGATCACCTCACGCTGCTGCTCGGTCAGGATGGCATCGGAGGGCAGCTGGGCGCCTCGCCAGACGGACGCCCGGGCCCAGTCCCTGTCGAACAGCTGCGCAGCGTAGTGCACGACCCCTGGATCGTGCAGGATCAGCGCTCGGATCGGATCCGCGTCGGGAGCCGGTGGCGTGTGGTCGGTGACGACGGCCGTGCGGCGGTCGACGATGATCGCGCGCAGGAACGACTCGTCCAGTGTGCGCACATGTGCCCCGGCTACTGTGACCCGCTGGACGTGCCCGGCCGTGGCCGCGTCTTGGCGTGCGGACATGCGGTAGAGCGTGCGCATCGCGACGCCGCGCTCCAGGGCGGCCAGGTCGCGAGAGAGCGCGAGCGCGAGGGTATCTGCCGGCCGCGGTCCGCCAGGCTGAGCGGCGAGGATCTCTTGTGTGGCGCTGGCGACGAGCTCGGACAGTCTGGCGTTGATGGTGTCCAGGCCGGAGATGTACTCGACGGCTCCGCGGACCAGCTGCGGCTCGGCGCGCTGGTAGGCGACGGCCAGGTGTCGGAGCCGCTCGGGGAGCGCGCTTGCCTCCGCCATTGCGGCGCCGATCTCGCGGTACATCCGCTCGCGCTTCTCGGTCAGGACCTCCAAGGGGTCCCGGGCGATGAACCTGTCGGTTGGGCCGTGGGGGTGAGGGAGTACAAGCCCGTACGCGAGCAGCTCGGCGAGTGCTGGGCTGTCCAGGTCGGGCGCTGGCACCCGGTGCGCGAGCAGGGCGTAGAGCGACTCGGCCTCTGGGCTGAGGGTGGTCAGCTCGGGCGGTGTTGACACGTCGTCTCGGTGCCTCTCGCGCGAAGTATCGCAGTGCGAACTTTCGCAGGCTACGGCCCTTGATGACCCTCTGTCGAGATCGTCAGACTGGGTGTGCAGGCCCGGCCGCACTGGCCGCGGTATCTCCCCCAACGCGCCCAAGATCGGACACAGGAGGCCCACATGCGCCACATGCGGAATGTGCTCGCAGCTCTCGCCCTGATCGCCGCCTGCTGGGCGGCCGTTGCAGCGGCCGTCGCGCCCGTCACTACCCAGGCGGACTCCGGCTGGAACGTCGTGCAGCCGTCCGATACGGGCTGGAACTCGGCGCCGGCCCCGACGATCCTCGTCTCGGACACCGGCTGGAACTAGCAGGCACGTCCGGGCGCGGACTCGTTCCGCTGACCGGGCCCAGAAACGCCCGTGGCAGTGCCCGCTCTACTCGGGCGCTGCCACGGGGGATCGAGGAGGCTGGGAGTTGCCTGTGTGGCAATCCTAGCCAGACCTCATTCCGTTCCGCGTCCGCCGTCTGGCGGGGCGGGATGGCCGCCAGGGTAGACGACCGGCCCCCTCTCACCCTGGCGGATCGGCGCCCCCAGCTGCTGCTCGTAGCTGGGGGCGCCGTCGTGTGCGCGTATGGACTGACCTGCGGAAACACCGTGATCATTTGGGGGTTTCACAGGAGACGATCTTGAGTGGGGAGACTGTGGTCGGACTGAGCGGGAGCGTAGGCGGAGCGTAGAGTCCGAGCGGCCATTAGGACTGCTCGGGCTCATGACCTGCCCAGATGTCCCATCCAGTGCAGGTTGGGGGCGCTCCTCGGGGCCGCTTCAAAGTTCCTGAACTTCATCATCGCTGAAGTCATCCGCCACCACGAGGCGATCGCCAGCGATACCGAGACCAGCTGAAACGACTCAGGCTGACGGGCCGTCATCCTGATCTGTAGATCATTTGGGGGAGATTTCGGAGATCAACTCCGGATCACTCCCAGATGGTCTCCCAGCCGAGATTCCGCATCGCGCGCTGGAACGTCTCCTCCAACCCCTCCAGGCGACGCTCCCGCATCCGCGGAGTCGGCCGGCGGTAGACGCCCTTGATGCCATGGTACTTATGCCCCATCTGCTCGTGGGCCAACACCTCGGGCACCTCCAGCTCAGCCTGCAAGCTGTCGTGGAACCTGCGCAGGGTGCGCGCCGTCAGCCCCGGGAACAGCGGCTCCCACGCCTCGTGCGGTGGCCGGCCGCGGCCCCGCTCACGCTCCTCCCGGCCGTCGGCCGCCGGTCGCAGCGCGGTGTGCCACGTCGACCGCCACCACCACTTTCCCGTGGGAGTCGTGAACATCAGGTCGTGAGGAGACGTCGCCTTGCGCTCGTCGAGCAGCAGCGCGAGGAACGGCGGTATGTCGATGTCCCGCGCGCTCTGCGGGTTCTTCGGGGCTTCGAGGCGCCGTACCGCCGTCCGCTTCCTCTCCTCGTTGTAGACGTAGTACTCGGCGAGCACGCCCTGGTCCTTGTCAACGCGCACGATGGGGCACTCGAACAGGGCGCCGTCGTGACGCTGCCGGCGGGTGAGGAGAGCGTTCGACTTCGCGAGGCCGATGCACTCCTCGTAGCGCATGCCGGTCCACGCCTCCGTGACGATCTTGAGCCCGTTCCACGGACCCAGGCGCCGCGCGACCTGGAGCACGACCTCCGGCGGTGGCAGCGCCTCGTCGTCGGCGTCCTGCTGCTGCGTCTGCGCCTGTTTGACGGTGGTGTGCAGACCGGTCAGCCGGCGGTTGTATAGCGGGTTGACCTGAAGCCGCTTCGCGTCGACCGCACCGGTAAGCATGTGGGACATCAGCCCGACCGCGCCGCGCACCGTGCTCTCCGCGTAGGTCTTGCTGCGGGCGCGCGCCCACGTCTCCACATCGAACCAGTTGAACTCGATCAGCTTGGTGTGCTTCCACTGCGGGAGGACGTGGTAGGTGAGCAGCTCGCGCCGGTTCATCGTCGTCCGACCGCGGGGTGAGTCTCCCTGGGCCTTCAGCCAGATCTCCGCCCACTCACCGAACGACGTGCGGGCCAGCTCCGGATCTACCCAGCGGCCGGCCCGAATCTGGGCCTCTTGCTCGTCGCCCCAGTCCTCCGCAGTGGTCTTGGTCGAGAAGCCAGGTTCCGAGCCCCAGGTGCCGTCTGGCTTTTTGTACCGGGCGCGCCACGTGTACTGCTTGGTCTGCCTGCCGTTTTTGACCTTGTAGACCTTCTCGGCGTAGGCCATGTGGTTCCTCCCCTTGCGCTTCCGCGTGACGGCGGCCGGGCCCGCGTGCCGCGGGACCCCGCCGTCATGGTGGCGCCGTGGTGCTACACGGCGGATGGCTGCTGAGTCTTCGGGTCCGACTGCGCGCTGACCACCTGGGCGAGCCGCTCGACCTGCTCGTCGCTGAGCAGTGAGGACACCCAGAGAACCGGCTCGCATCCGGACTCTCTGTCGACGTAGGCAAGTCCGCCGTAGGGGATGTTCACAACCTGCTGTACCCGCACGGGGTACCCCCTCTTACCTGGTTGGGTGGCCCCCTCTCAGGTAGTGGTCATGCTGTCACACAGGCGTACAGCCCCGCAGCTGATCGTGATCGTGTTGAAGGTAAAGCATTCAACTAGATGTCGACATGATCAGTCGTCAGTCTTCGTCGGAGAAGATGTCGCGAGCGGCTCGCTGCAGCTGCGCCCACTTCCGCAGACGGGCGCGCATCTGCTCTGGGCTCGCGTTCGGCTGCTTCCCTCGCTTGAGGATCAGCACTGCGACGCTGTCTGGATCGTCCGGCGCAAGGTCGATCACGTCGCCAGCGACGACCTGGCCACCCAGCAAGGCCAGCTTCACGTGCTCCGACAGGTCGTCAAGCAGGGTGTCGACCTCAGGAGAGCCCTGGTTCGCCCCCTCCGCTGCCGGGGCAGGCGTGGGAGCCGCGCCAGCTTCGGAGAGAGTCGGCTCCTCGCCGGCCAGGACGGCCACGATGGACTCCGCAGTCCACCCGAGTGCCTGCGCGATGCTCCGGTGGGATAGCTGTGGACGCGCGTAGCTGCGGCCGCGCTCAACCCCCTGCACCGCACTTCTGCCGAGGCCGGCGGCCTCGGCCAGCTCGATCTGCGACATGCCGATGGCCTGTCGTCGCTGCCGGATGGCTTCGCCGAGCCGCTCCCAGTCCTGCTCCATGAGCACATCATGCCCTACCTGCATGCAACCACGGCATACGGATCCAGCCCTTTTGGCCTGCGAAGCGAGCCTTCGAATGTGACCGCTGGGTTGCATGGGCTCAATCCGCGCCACGGAGAGCTCATAGAGAGAGCTCCATTCTGTAGGGAGTTCGTAGCCTCAGTGAGCTTCAGATGCTTGCAGAGTGAGCCTCGGCGTGCTTTGCTTCTCTCGTGACACCGAACGGCACGGCGATCCGGAGCCTCCGAGAGGCTCGCGGAGTGAGCCTACGAACCCTTGCAGCTCGAACTGGTAGGGATCGTGGCCATCTCTCGCGGGTGGAGCGGGGGCTCGCGGGTGCGAGCGAGGAGATGCTCCGCGAGATAGCGCGGGTCCTCGGGGTGCCGGTCGCCGCCATCAACCGAGAGGAACTGCCGTGACCGCGAAGAAGGTCGCGCCGGCACTGCCGGACTGGCTCACCGCCGCTGACCGGCTCCGGCTCTACACGGCCGAGGAGGTGATCGAGATGAAGTTGCTGACGCACACCCTGCGGACCCTGAAGGACGCGGCGTACGGCAGGCGCGTCCCGCACGTGAAGGTCGCCGGAAAGGTGCGCTTCCGCCTCGACCACGTCTGGCAGATCCAGCAGGCCGGTGAAGTCGACCCGGCCACCCGCGGGCGCCGCCGCGCCGCCTGATCCGCCCCCAGAACGTGGGCGGGCCGCCCCGCTGCACACGGGACGACCCAGGGCCCACCGATCAACCACCACAGAAGGAGGCAGACCCATGTCTGACCCTACCGAACTCCAGTCCCAGTCCGACGTGCTGCGCATGCTGGCTGACCTGACCGAGACCGCCATCAACGCCGGGGTGAGCATGACCCCTCTCTGGTCGGTGCCCGCGTCCTGCCTGGTCGTCGGCAGCCTCCAGTCGGAGACCGGCGAGGCGGTGCGGGCGCTGGAGCAGTGGCGCCACCTGCTCGGCGAGCACAGCGTCAGCAGCTACCGGTACGTCGACCCGCAGTACGGCCCGCGGCAGGTGTGGAAGGTCATGGCCCGGCCGGGCGGGGTGTCCGTGTGGCTGACGGCGAGCACGCCGGCCCGGGCGACCGCCCGTCGCGGGCTGACGGCGGTGGCCGCGTGAGCCCCCTGGTGTGGTTGGACGCTGCCGCCGCGGTGTGGCTGGTGCTGCTCCTCGCGGCCGGCATCGAGGACCACATCGGCTGGGCCAAGCCCTTGTGCCCGTGCGGTTGTGGCCGCCCGTACGACAAGCACGTCACCCCGCGGAGGCTCTCGTGATCGCCGCTGTCCTGCTCGTCCTGCTGCTCGCCCCGCTGGTGGTCGTCACCGGCTACGGCCTCGCCCTGGCGGTCCGGATCGCCCCGGTTGTGGCCGCCGACATCGCCGCCTACCTCACCACCTGCACGAAGGAGCGCCGCTGATGAACGGCCCCCAGCACTACCGCGAGGCCGAGTGGCTGCTCGAAAGGGCGCACCACTTCACCTACGGCGATGGCGCGGACCCGGTCGTCGGTGCCGCGCTGGCCGCCGAGGCGCAGGCGCACGCCACGCTGGCGCTCGCCGCCGCCACCGCGCTCGTGGACGAGACGCCGCGATCCGACTCATTCACCAACTACCGCTCGTGGCAGGCCGTCGCGGGCGCCGATGGGAGCAACCGATGATGCCCGCGATCCCGTTCCTGCCGGCCTTCCTGCGTCGCCGGCCCGAGTCCGCGCCGTGGCAGCCGGGCAACCCGGCCCGGCTCGCCGAGGACCTGCGCGAGACGCAGGAGCACGGGGCGGACCTCGCCCGCCAGCTGACCGCCGCCCGGCAGTTCGCCGACATCGAGGCGGCGGCCCGGGCCGCCGCCGAGCGGCGCGCCGAGCAGGCCGAGGCCGCGCACAAGACCGCCGCCGAGGAGTTCACCATGGCGCACCGTGACCTGCGCGAGCTGACCGACGTGTGCGGCCGCCTGGAGACCGCGAACACCTGCCTGCAGTCCGAGATCACCGGCCTGCGCACCGCGAACGCTGGCCTCCAGAAGCAGTTGGCCAACGCCATGGGCTACGACGACGCCGCGCTGAACGCGATCGAGACCGGCACCGGCCAGCCCCGCAAGGCCTGACCCTCCCGCACTTCCGCCGGGCGCCACGTGCGCCCGGCCCACCAGGAGACACCCTGATGAGCACTGAGATTGTGCGGGCCGCGCCCGTTACCGCGTCGCTGCAGGACATGGTCCGGTACGCCGAGCACCTCGCGAACGCCAACCTGCTGCCCGGCCAGTACCGCAAGCAGCCCGCCAACGTGCTGTACGCCATGGAGTACGGCCGCACCCTCGGCATCACCCCGCTGGCCGCGATCACCGGCATCCACGTCATCGAGGGCAAGCCCTCGGCCAGCGCCGCCCTGATCTCCGGCCTGGTCCGGCAGGCCGGCCACAAGCTCCGGGTGAAGGGCGACGGCCAGTCCGCCACCGCCCAGATCATCCGCAGCGACGACCCCGACTTCGTCTACGAGGTCACCTGGGAACTCCGCCGGAACCCGAACGGCAACCCGAACGCGGAGGACGCCAAGCTCCTGAACAAGGAGGTGTGGCAGAAGTACCCGGCCTCGATGCTGAAGGCCCGCGCGATCACCGCGGTGGCCCGGGATGCGTGCGAGGAGGTGCTGTTCGGGCTGCACTACACGCCGGAGGAGCTCGACGTGTACGTCGACCAGGACGGCAACCCGGTGGACGCGCCGGTGCAGCCGCTGCGCGCGGTCGATGGTGAGCGTCGAGGCCGTGACTTCCTGCAGGAGGCGTACAAGGCCACGGACACGGACACCGTTCGGCGCCTGTGGCAGGAGGCCAAGGCCGACGGTCGTCCGGAGGACTACCTGGCGAGCATCGCCGAGGTCGGCCGCGACCTTGCTGCCGAGGCTGCTGCTGCTTCGGCCTCGGCTTCTGCGCCGGCCGAGCAGGTGGTGGACGCCGAGATCGTCGGCGAGCAGGACGAGCACACTGCCGCGCTGGACGCGCTGCGGGCCGCCGCGCTCGCCGCCGGCATCGCGGCCACGCTCGACACCGACTTCAAGGACTCGTACGGCGTCCCGCCGGCCGAGGCCAGCGTCGAGCAGCTCCAGCAGATGACCGCGATCCTGGCGGGGGCCGCCGCGTGAGCCTCCAGGACGCTTCGGCCCGCGAGGCCGTGTTGAAGGCGCTGTCCGACCGGATCGGCGACGCGTTGAAGGCGGTCCGCGCCGAGGTGCAAGCCGAGTTGGACGCGGCGGCCGCTGTCCGGCAGGTCGAGGCGCGGCTGCCAGACGGCAAGCTGGTCGCCAAGGTCTCGCTGACCGACCCGGCCCCCGCCGCAACGGTGGTCGATCCCGAGGCATACCTGGCTTGGGTCCGCGACCACCACCCCGCTGGCAAGGACAACGTCGTGAGGCGGTTCGTCACGGAGGTCCGGCCGGCGTTCACCACCGCGCTGCTGGGTGAGTTGACGGCCGCCGGGGTCCCGGAGTGGTGCGACCAGGAGTCCGGCGTGGTGCACACCGTGCCCGGGGTGGAGATCCGAGCGACCCGCTCCCGCTCGCACTCTGTCCGGTTCGAGAAGGCGGGCCGCGAGCTGGTGGCCGCAGCCTGGCAAGCCGGACTGCTCGGCGCCCTGGTGCTGCCCGAGTTGACCGCGGGCGGTGCCGAGTGACCGCGATGCCGTCGCTGATCGCGGCCGCGCAGGCTGGGGACGACGATGCCCTCGCCGAGCTCTACCGCCTGCACCAGCCCGTTGTGCACCGGTACATCGCCCACCGCATTGCCAGCCCGCAGACGGCCGAGGACCTGACCCAGGAGGTCTTCATCCGGGCCTACCGCAAGCTGGGCACCTTCCAGTGGACCGGTCGGCCGTTCGGCGCCTGGCTGATGACGATCGCCCGGAACATCGTCCTGGACGAACTCCGGCGCCCGGTGTACCAGCGCGAGGTGCTCGCGGACGACGTCGGCGTCTGGGAGCCCCCGGCAGTCCCCTCGGTGGAGGCGCAGGTGCTCGCCGACCTGGACGCCGAGCCGGTCCGTGCCGCCCTCCGTTCGCTCCTGCCGGCCTGGCGGGAGGTGCTGGTTCTGGAGCACTGGGCGGGCCTCTCGAACCCCCAGATCGGGCAGCGCACGGGACGCACCACTGGCGGAGTCCGAACGCTCAAGTACCGCGCCAGCACGGCGCTCCGCCACCAACTCACCGCCGCGTAGGCCCGCCGGGGCCGCCAGCGTGTTGGCAGCCCCGGCCAACCCAAGGGACAGCACATGCTCACAACCACGGAGCGCGGCGACCTCGCCGAGCAGCTCCTCCCCATCGCGGCCCGACTCTCCTGCCTCGTGCACGGAGACGGCGACCAGCGCGACATCCACCAGACCATCGCCCGCCTCGGCCAGGACGAGCGCGACGCCCTGCTCATCGTCCTTGCCGGGCTGGTCGACCCGGAGGCCCCGGTGGCCGACGCCCTGCGCTACCTGACGTGGGACGAGCACGGCCGCCCCGCCGCGCCCGGTCCGCTCGCCGGCACGATCCGCTCGCTCGCCGACACCGGCGAGTGGCCGCTGGTCGGCTGGCTGTCCGAGGACATGCTCCGCTGGGAGCGCGAACGCACCCTCCGCGCAGCAGCGCGCCGCGGCGAGACGCACAGCGAGATCGGCGTCCGCCTCGGCGTCAGCAGCAAGACCGTCGAACGCTGGCTGGCCGCGTCATGACGGCCCCGCACCGCGGCCGGCACGCCGACCCCGTCGACCGGGTCGAGTCCTACGCGATCAGCAGCACGGCCACCACGCCGGCCGACCGGGACAGCGCCCGGGACGGGATCGTGCGCCGCGCCACGTCGATGGCCGACCTCGGCCGCCTGCTCGCCGCCCTTGGCCTCGACGACCCGGCCGAACTCCTCGCCCAGCTCAACCCCCAGGGAGACGCAGCATGAGCCAGCCCGAGTCCATCCCGTACGACATCAACGCCGACATCGAGACCAACGAGCAGGCCCTGCTCGGCGCGCTGATGAGCGGCCGACCGCTGGCCATCTTCGCGAGCGACGCCGCCGACGTGCCGCCCTTCGTGCTCGGCCTGAGCCTCAGCCGGGTCGACGACGAGGAGAGCGGAGCAACCCGATGACCACCGTCGCCTACACCATCCTCGCCGAGGACGGCCCGGTCACCGTCCAGGCCCAGCCCGCCACGCCCGGCCTCTACGTCTACGAGCAGGCGGACACGGTCGACGTCGGCGCCCTCTGCCGCTGGCGCCTCGGCCACCACTCCGGGCTCCAGATCGCCCGCTTCCGCAGCGCCGAAGACGCGCACCGCGGGGCCGCCATGCTCGCCGACTGGACCACCTGGACCGACGACGCCGACAGCCTCCGGGGCAGCATCGCCAGCTGTGAGGACCGCACTGAGTTCCTGCTGATCATCCAGGACATGGGCGGCCACCTGGGGAACTGCGCCCACCCAGCGCCCGACCCGAACTGGCCGATCCGCGGCGGCTACGGCGAGTCCTGCGCCCACGCGGCCGGCATCAGCTGCCGCTGCACCTGCGACTGACCGCACCGTCCGTACGGCCCGTGGCGGGGCCGGCCGCGAGTCCCCCGCCACGGGCGCACCACCACCCGCACCAGCACCGCCCTGAGAGAGGCCCCGTTGAGCATCGACGCCATGCACTGGGTGTGGAACCGGTCCCAGACCAAGGGGAACCCGCGCCTCGTCATGCTCACTGTGGCCGACAAGGCGCCCGGCCTCGACTGCATCACGCGCATCGGGATGACCGAGCTCATCAAGCGGCTGAACGCCTCGCGGTCCACAGTCCAGGCGGCCCTCGACAAAGCGTTGGAGAGCCGCGAGCTGGTCGAGCTGGAGAAGGCCCGCGGGACTCGTCCCGCGCTCTACCAACTGCCGTTCGCGGTCGGGTATCGGCGTTCCGACGACGACGCTAGCGGCCCGGAATCCGGGCCCCTAGGCCAATCGCAGGGGCCCGAGTCTCGGGCCGCTACGCCACAGCAGGGGCCCGAAATCCGGGCCGGTGGTGAAGACGCTAGGGGCCCGAAATCCGGGCCGGAGGGGCCCGAAATCCGGGCCTCTAGGGGCCCGAAATCCGGGCCCCTCTACCAACCCAGTTCCACCATAGGTGGATCGATCGAACGATCCCCCGCCGTCGGCCCGCAGATCCCCGACTTCGCCACCGACCTCTACCGGCAACTGAACAACGCTGGCATGGCCGTCACCTGGCAGCTGTCCGACACCGAGTGGTTCAAGATCCACGCCCACATCAAGCGCTGCGGCCCTGAGTTCATCGTCGCCTTCACCCGCGACCGCTGGAACCACAGCAACCCGCCCCAGACAGCCCGGTACCTCACCCGCATCTGGGACCAAATGCCCGACGCTCCCCAGGGCGCCGAGCAACCCGGCACTTCAGGCACGCCCGCCCTGCGCGGCGTCCCCGGCCCAGCCGGCCCCCTCACCAACAACCAGCGAAAGCGCGCTCTCCTCGCCGAGGCCGCCGCCCAACTCGCCGGAGGCACCGGATGACCCCCGACCAGATCGGCCCGTTTCTGGAGCGCGTCAGCCTCACCGACCCACGCATCCTCCCCGACGACCAAGCCGAAGCGCTCGCCGCCACCGCCCTGTGGGCCGTCGCCATGGCCGAGGTTGACGCCCAGTTCGCCCTGAACGCGGTCGCCAAGCACTACGCGCAGTCGCCCTACCTGGTGAAGCCCTCCGACATCGCCGCCCAGTGGCGCACCCACGTCCGCAACCGCGCCGAGCGCCACGTCGACCCCGTGCCGGCCGCCGACCCCGAAGACCCCGCCGCGTACAACGCCGAGCTCCGCGCCAGCCGAGCCGCCGCAGCCGCCAACGTCATCCCGCTCCACGGACCGCGCGCCGCACTCGGCCCCGGCCGCTACGAAACCACCGCCCTCAACTACGAGGAAGAAGACCTTGGCGCCATGCGTCTGGACGGCGACCTCGCCCGGATGTGGACCGGCGTGGGCCAGCAGGCCAAGGACGACAACGCGCGGCGCAAGGCGCTCGTCCTCGCCCATCCCGACCTCGCCGAGCGGATCGGCAAGGCGCCGATCAACATCCGCCCAGACGCCTGGACCGGCTACGTGCCCATGGAGATCGGCGTGAACGGCATCAACCGCTCGCCGATCCGCCGGGCGCTCGCCGCCCTGGTCGCCGAAGCCGAGCAGCGCGCCACCGTCGCACCCGCACCGGCCGCAACGCCAGACGACGCCAGCGCGGCCCGTTGACGGGCCACCAGCCGCCGAACAGCACCACCCGCGCCCCGAGCGCCACGCACGCCGCCACACACGCCACACCACCCCCAGGAGCCCTCCCGTGCAGATCCGCATCACCCACGACGACCCGAACAAGCCCACCGAGATCATCACCGTGATGGCGCCCGCCGGTGACAACGGCTGGAAGTACACCGACATCGACGGCGACCGCATCGCCGTGTTCACCGCCAACATCGAGGGCACGCCCGGCGTGTACTTCCGCACCGACCCGAACGGCGCGGCGATCCCGCTCGCCGACCTGGAGGCGTTCATCGCCGCCGTCCGGGAGACCGCGCAGCGCTCCGCCGAGAACTCGACCGAGGGCATCGCCACGGCAGGCACCGGCGCCCCGATGCCGCAGGAGGGCTGACCGATGGCCGACACGCAGCCCGAGCACGAAGAGCCGTGGGCAGCCCAGCGTGACGCCTCCTGGTACTCGCGCCCCGACGTGTACAGCGACAAGGTCATCCACGTCGCCGGCCGCGAAGACCGGGAAGGGTTCATGTCCCGGTGCGGCCGGTCCGTCCTGAACGACGGCATGACCTGGGAACTGGACGAAGTCCCGGCCGGCCTGCGCTGCCGCAGCAACGGCTGCCGCCAGGCATGGCCCGCGGTAGGCCCGTCATGACGGGCCTCGCAGTCGCCGCTCTCGCCGTGGTCGGCGTAGGCGCAGCCCTCCAGGTCGCCCGGCGTGCGGCGGCCCGCTGGTGGGCTCGCGTGGCGGCGGTTGCCAACCAACGCCCAGCCAACCCGACCCCGCCGGTCCCGCGGATCCCGGCGGACGGGTACCCGCAGATCCTGCCCGCGGGCGAGGCAGGCCGGCACGGCAGGAGCGGCTGCTCGTGCAGGCCGCTGCTGGGCGTGCAGGTGACGCCTGCCGGGGATCCGGTGGCGGTGCTGCTGCACCAGCCACTGGCTTCGGGCCCGCCTGCGGCCCGCTGACGGCCGATCACCGCCAGGCGCGCACCCGGCGAGCCGCGCGCACTCTTCGGTGGCCCTGACGCCCGTCACGGGCCGCCACGACACCACCCCGCACCACAGCACGGAGGCACACGTGATCAGCAACAGCCCCGCCCCCGACCAGCCCACCGCCGAGCAGCAGGCACGCCGCAGAAGCCCGCAAGAGGAGGCCGTGCTCGGCTCGTTGCTCGCGTGGGCCGACCGACACAACGTGCCGGTCACCATCCGAGACCTTGAGGAGTTGGTGCCGCGGCTGGTGGTGGCCACGCGAATGGCGGGCCCGCGCCAGGTGCCCGGCGCTACGCCGAAGGCCGGCGCGACCGCGGCCGATGCCCGGCGGATCGCGGCGCGGCTGGAGGCCGGGTTCGCGCAGCCGGCCGACGGCGAACGGGCAGCGTGAAGGGCCGCACGGCGCGGCCGGGCGGCTGACGGGGCGCAGCGGGTTACTGCTCGGCGGTCAGCTCGGGGCGCTTCGGGAGCTTGGCGCCTGGCCGGCGCAGGTACCAGCTGACCAGTTCCTTGATCACGGTGCCTCGGTCGCTGTCGACGCTGGCGGTGGCGGTCTTCAGGTCTTCCCAGTCCTCGTCGGAGAACCGGACTGACCGGTGCTGGCTCTTCGGGGCGTTTGGCATGGGCCGATCGTAGCCGGGTGTACGTACGCGGGGCTAGTCAAAGGGCTTGCGGTGTACGTACACCCCGCACTATGGTGTACGTACACCGCAACGGAGGGGAAGTCCGATGAACAGCCGCCACACCCACTGCCTCCGCTGCGGCCGCAAGCTCACCAGCACCAAGCCCACGACCGCTGGCTACGGCCCCACCTGCACCCGCAAGGTCAAGGAAGCCGCCAAAGCCAAGGTCATCGCCGCCCACAAGCCCCACCTCATCGCCAAGGCCGAGGAGCTCATCGAGCAGGGCGGCATCGTCCCGATCCGCGCCCGGCGCGTCTTCGCCGTCATCTCCAGCGACGGCAGCACCACCTACAAGACCGCGCCGCAGGGCTGCACTTGCCCGGCCGGCATCAAGGGCCGGTTTGTCTGCTACCACCGCATCGCCGCCGAGATCATCACCGCCGCCTGACCGTCCGCCACCTACACGAAAGACCCCGTCATGACCAAGCTCATGTACCGCGTCACCGCCGAAAACGCCACGGGCTCCCGTTACGGCAGCGACTCCACCGGCATGGACCCGCAGGCCCTCGCCGACCGGATCGCCGCTGACACCCGGGTCGCCCGACCGGACCTGTCCGGCCCGCTCACCATCCACGTGTGGGCTCCCCGCGAGGACGAGCACTACCGCCTGCCCACCCCCGCCGACGCCCACCGGTTCGACTACCCCGACGCCTGATCGCCGCCCGGGTGCCCGTCCCGCACGGGCGCCCCACGAGGCACTCAGCCGACCAACCACCCGCCGAGGAGCGCCCGTTGCGCACCCACTGCCACGCCTGCGGGCGCCCCGCCGACACCACCGACCACAACGGCGACCCCGCCTGCGACGACTGCCTCACCACCTGGGCCGACCAGGACGACGCCGCCGAATACCGCCACTACGCCTACCACTGAGGAGCACCCCATGACCGACACCCGTGCCCAGTACACCGCCGCCCTGCGCCAGTTCGCCGACTGGCTCGACGCCAACCCCCAGTACAACGCGCCCACGTCCCAGAAGCTCCTCCTGCCACTGCTCACCAACCCCGCCGTCCGCGAGTTCGCCGACCGTCACGGCCTGGAGGTGGCGACGGATGCCGAGGGCAACCTGTCGGCCGAGATCGCGTTCGGCCCGATCGCCTACCACGTGTACGGCTACGTCGACTTCGCGGCGCACGTCGCCGCCAAGAGCGAGCGCGACGCCCGCCGGTGGGCCGACCAGAACGGCCTCGACCTGGTCACCCGGACCGACGGGTGACCCACCCCCGCGCCATCGCCGAGCCGTCCGCCTGCCGCCACTGCGACATCCCGTACCGCGAGCACTACCAGCAGTGGACCCAGGCGGCCGGCCGGCACCAGTGGACCGCCCCGACCGACAGCCAGATGCTCGCCCGCATGCTGGCGCGCCGTGCCAGCCGCACCACCACTGACCGGAGACCGCGATGACCGCCCCCACCGCACGCGACCGCCTGTTCGTCGAGCTCACTGGCCCGACCGAGTGGGACGCCGACGTCTTCGGCCTGCCCGAGTCCAAGGCCGGCGCCCTCCTCGACGCCTACCGGGACCAGGTGCTCGCCGAAGCCGCGCAACTGGTCACATCCACCTCGCTCGCCCGGCTGGACGCCATCGACGAGGACGACCAGCGCCCCAGCGACTGGGAGCAGCACCAGGAGTGGTGCGCCGCCGCCGTTGTGCTGCTCGCGGCCCGCACTGCCCCGACCGCGACCGCCTGACCGTGTCCGCCGAGCCGTACATCTCCTGCGACGGGCGCCCTGACGGCGACGTGTGCCCGACCTACGACTGCCCGCCCGGCGCCCGCACGTTCACGGATGCTCGCCGCAAGCTCGCCCGCCAGGGCTGGCACCGCCGGCCCGACGGCCGGGACATCTGCCCCGTCTGCTGGGTCGCCGGCCACCGCTGACGTCTGTCTGACGCCCGTCAGTGGACCAAGACCCCGACCACGACGAACAAGCCCGTCGTGATCAAGACGGCCGCTACCAGCCAACCCGGTTGGTCAGCGAATCCCTGCCTGCGGCCGCGCGCTCCGGGCTGGCTGCCGCTGTTGCTGTCGCCCCAGGGGCGCCAGGGGAGGTTGTCCCCGCCGCCGTGATGGTGGTGGTGCCCACCGTGGTGGTGGCCACCGAACCCGCCGCCGTGGTGGCCCCCGAAGTCCCCACCGCCGTGCCCTCCGCCGTCCATCCCGCACCCCCAGGTAGTAGCCGTACGCACAGCCTGGCACGGCTAAGCCCCGCAGAACCTCAACAAATCCTCTGGCCCTGTGCCGCCGCACACCGCGGCGGCCCCAACCCAAGGAGCACTTGATGCCGCTCGACCCCGCCCGTGCCGCCGACGAGGCCATCCGCAAGCTCAACCACGCCACCATCGCCCCGAAGCGGCCGATCCCGGCCCCGGCCATCAGCGCCACCATGCAGGCCCTCGTGCACATGGTCGACCGCATGCCGCAGGCCCTGGAGCAGCTCGGCCACCAACTCCAGGTGGGCCTCACCGAGGACGCGATCCGCATGGACACCGGCGAGCAGCCGGCCGCCCCCGTCGCCGAGGTCCTCGGCGCCCTGGACGACGCCGCCACTGCTCTCCGCGCCCTGTCGACCGCGCTCCACCGCGCGGCCTCGCCGTTGTTCCAGATGGCTGCCCAGTAGCCCACCAACACCCGCCCGGCACCGCGCCGGGCGGGCCACGGCCCCGTCATGACGCCCCCGAGAGAGGCCACCGCAGTGAGCCAGCACCAGTACCACGACCAGGTCCGCCAGCAACTCGCCACCGCACAGGACGCCCTACGCGCAACCGAAGCCGAACGGGACAGCGTCTACCGCGAACGCGCCCAGCTCCTCGCGTGGCTCGCCGCACTCCACCCCGCCGTCATCACGCCCGCAGCCGACGTGAACGAACCCGACTGGCAGATCCTCTACCTGACTGCGGGCGGCCGACAGATGTCCTGGCACATCAGCCCCAGCGACGCCGAGCTGTTCAAGCGCGTGCCGCACGTGCCCGCCGACGACCCTCGGGCCCAGTGGGACGGCCACACCACGGCGCAGAAGTACGACCGCATCCGGCAGCACACCACCGTGGTCAACCTGCTGCACGGTGGGCAGCCGGTCGATCCCGCCACCCGCGCCGGGATCGCCGAGGCCCGCGTCGCCGCCGTCCGGGCACTCGCCGCCGAACTCGCCGACGGCTGCCGCTGGAGCGCCAACGCACCCGCCATCGGCGAGGAGATCCTCGCGGCCCTCGACGGGCCCGCCGACGGGTCGTCCTGCCAGCACTGACGCCCGTCACGGCCCCGCGCGCCCGATTCGGCGCTGCCCCGTTGATCAGGCAGAGGCGCGCGGTGCACTCGGCGCGCCCCCTGCTGCACGCCGGAGGCCGCCCTGAACACCGCACGCGCCCGACAGCACCTCCAGGTCATCCGCGACCACCTCGGCGACCTCCAGGCCGCCGTCCACTGCCCGCCCGCCCCCGTCTGGCCACCCCGCCAACTCTCCACCCACCTCCGCGCCCTGGCCGACGCCGAAGCCCGCGCCGAGCGCGCCGAACGCGCCGAGCTCGCCCTGGTCGACAAGCGCGCGCCGGCCAACCTCGACGCCTGGGAAGCGTGGGAGACCGTCAACGACCTGCTGTTCGACCTCGCCGACGAGATCGCCGCCGAGGTCCAGATCCGCTATGACGCCGACGACCCGCGGTTGTGGCACTGGCAGCAGTCCCGGCCCGCGGGCGTCCACTGGGCCGCCGTCTACGTGGACGGCCGGCTCGAAGGCGTCGACCTCGACGGATTCCTCGGGCTGCCCGACTGGCTGATCGCTCACGCCGACCAGGTCGCCGAGGACTGCGCCCGCCGCACGCTGGTGACACTCGGCCTCGACCGCCGGCACACGCCGATCCCCGGCCGCGGCTGCCCCTGGTGCCACCAGGAACTCACCCTCCACACCGGCCCGGACGAGCCGCCCACCGTCACCTGCCCGGCCGGCCCCCACTGCCAGGCACCCGTGCCCGTCGACCCGCGCACCGGCCGGCGCGTCTGGGACTGGCGCCACCTCCCCGCACTCCTCACCGCCCTCAACCGGCAGGAGGCGGCGTGATCGACCCCACTGATCCGCTCGGCCACTTCGTTCCACCGAACTACTGGAGACTCCAGATGAACGACAAGCAGCCGCCGCAGCCCGGGGACCGCGTCCGGGTCACCTACGAAGCGATCATGGACCACGTCAGCCCGAACGGCTGCGTCGTCCTCCTGCCAGGCGATGCCAAGGTCGCGCAGCGGTTCAGCGTGCTGCCCTCGGCCGCCATGGTGGAGACCCTGCCACCCCTGACTCTGGCCGAGCGCATGGCCGCCCTGGCCGACGAGCTGGAGGAGAAGGGGTGCGTCGGCTACTACGACGCCACCCGCGATGCCGTTCAGCGGATCCGCGAGGAGCTGGCGGCAGCGGAACGGGAGCAGTCGTGATCGAGCAGCAGCCCCGCCCCGGCGACATCGGCCTCACGACCATTACCGGCCCGGTCGGCACCGCGATACGCCTCGGCCAGTGGCTCAACGGCGACGGATTCAGCCAGTTCGAGCACGCGTTCGTGGTCGTCAGTGACACCGAGCTGGTTGAGGCGATGCCCGGGGGCGCCCGGATCGCCCCGCTGACGGAGTACGACGGCCGTCACGTGGCCTACGTCGCCCCGGGCAACCTGACCGACGGGCAGCGGATCCTGATCGCCGAGTGCGCCCGGCAGCTGGTCGGCACCCCGTACTCGTTCGCCGACTACGCCGCCCTGGCCGCGCACCGCTTCCACCTGCCCCTGCCCGGCCTCCGCCAGTACGTTGCCGACAGTAGGCACATGATCTGCTCCCAGCTCGCCGACGAGGCGTACCGGCGGGCTGGCATCGCGCTGTTCACCGACCGCCGCTGGCCCGGCTACGTGACCCCCGCCGACCTCTGGCAGCTGCTGGGCGGTGAGCAGCAGTGAAGCCGACTCCAGTGGTCGTGCAAGTCGATGGCGGGCGGCCGATCACCGTGACGGTGGACCACATCGTGCTCACCGAGGACCGCCCCATCATGTCGGTCGTGCCGCGTCTGCGGCTGGAGCTGGAGTTCCCGCTGACGCCGGAGTTCGCGGACTGGTGGCGCGCCCTCGTTGCCCCAGACAGCGGCGATCAGGCACCCGATCGAGCCGCCGAGCGGACGGTCAGCGCGTTCTGCCAAGCCGACGCCCACCTCGACTGCCGGACCGGCTGCCGCTGCTGGTGTCACTCGACCTGCGCCCACCTGATCCCGTACCTGGCCAGTGACAACTGCCAGTCGTGCGGGGCGACTCCGGAGGAGATGGTGCCCAACCCGGCAGAACTCCGGCAGGCGAACGCTGAAGCGCGCCGACAGGCAGCCATCAAGGCGCGCCTTCGGGGCGGCGGTGAGCAGCGGTGAGCTTCGACGGTCTGGGCCCGCTGCTGGACAGCGACGGCCCGTGGGAGACGGCGCAGTACGTCGGCCCGGGCAGCAGCACTGATTTGGTGGACCCGTTCGGCCTCATGGAGCTGGTTGCCTGGATCCCGATGCGGCGCCCGGCCGTGTGCCCGGGCCGGTCGTGTCTGCTGTACGGCACCGAGCACCAGCACACGGGGAGGCGGCGGTGAGCGGGACGGTGCACGTCCAGCTGTCCTGGGACTACTCCGACGAGCTGTTCGAGGGCTTCGACCCCCGGCCGCCGTCGTGGTGGGACCGGGATCCTAAGAAAGCTGCCGACGTCAGCGGTGGCCTGTACGAGGTGCCTGCCGATCAGGTCGCCCGCTGGGACGCCGCGGAGGACGCATGGCTCGCCGCCCGGGCGGAGATCCGGGCATTGATGGAGGCCCGTGCCGCCGAGCAGCGGGCCGAGCGTGAAGCACGGGAACGCCGCGAGGCCGAGGCCCGGGAGCGCGAGGAGCGGCGGCGGGCGGAGATCCGCCGGCAGCTGTACGGCGGGAGGCAGCGGTGAGCGAGCACCCGGCGGTGGAGTGGCTGCGGGAGGCGCACCAGCAGGCCGAGGAGCTGGCGCGGGCGGCCGGCGGCGACGAGTGGTCAACACACCCCCACGGGTGGCACCTGTCGGTGCGCGACGCCGGAGAACACCCGGTCGCGAACGTGCCGATTCGGCTCCCGGGCGGGGACGACCACGGGACCGCCGGGCACATCGCGCTGCACGACCCTGCGGCAGTGCTGCGCCGAGTCGCGGCCGAGCGGGAACTGCTGGCCGCGCACCGGTCTGTCCGGGGGCAGGGCTTCGACGGGTACCGGTTCGTTGGGATCGACGCCTGTGCCAGTTGCGGCACTGCCGAGGAGTACGCCGTGCCGTGGCCGTGCCGGACGGTGCTGCTGCTCGCCAAGGCCTGGGGCTGGACGGAGGGCGCCGAGAGCTAGTCCCGGGTCCAGTGCCACGGCGCTTCTTCTTTCCACTCGGGTTGGTTGTCGCGGCACGGGCAGATCTCGCGGCGACCACCGCATCCGTGAACGTCGCAGCAGGGATCAGGGCAAGGGTCGGGGCAGGTGTTGCTGAGGAAGTCATCCCAATAGCCGGGCGGCCGCGGGCTCATTACTGCCTCCAGTTCGGACGACTTGTTGACGGGGACGTCCAGCGAGAGGCCACGGTACAGCTTCAGGCAGGAGTACTGACGGCCGTCAACACCCGCTGACCAGCGTTGACTTGGCATCCGCGAGAAGTCGTGACGGACCGTCGCAAACCCTGCTAAAGTGCCCCGTACTACAACAAAAAACGGCCCCGCCGGGAGACTGGAACTCTCGCCGACAGGGCCTCACCAGAGGAGATCAGACCTCCCATGGCTGTCGCACACCCTAGCGCGACCAGCGGCCTGACGGCGCCCAGCCCCGTCACGACGCCCTCGCGCACCAAGAACCGGCGCCGCCGCCCCGCCAGCTACTGGCTCGCCATCATCGCGGCCAGCGCCACCATCGCCCTCACCAGCGTCACCTTCTGGCTGTCGTACGAGGCGCTGCACGACCTCGCGGCCGGTCACCACCTGATCGGCGCCCGCGCCTGGGCGTGGCCCGCCACGATCGATGCGTTCATCGTCGTCGGCGAGGTGCTCATCCTCCGCGCGAGCCTGCTGCGCCGGATCGACTGGCTCGCCGTCGTCCTCGTGGCGCTCGGCTCGATCGGCTCGATCATCCTGAACATCGTGTCCGTGGGCGCGCACGTGGACGGCACCACCCGAGTGGTCGCCGCCGTGCCGCCGGTTGCCGCGTTGCTGGCGTTCACCGCGCTGATGAGGCAGCTCTACCGGGCCCTCGCCGCAGATCAGGAGGAGACGGACCCGAGTCCCGAGGAGTACGAGCTCGCCCGGGCCGAGGCGCTGGCGGCCGTCGCCGCGCGGATGCCGGCAGCGCCTGTTGCGCCCGTCATGACGCCCCCGCTGCCGCCGATGCCCGCCGCGCCGCCCGTGCTGCCGCCGGCGGCCCCGCAGCCCACAGCGCAGCAGCCGCCCGCGCCCGAGCAGCCCCCAGCCGGACCGCCGCCGATCGCCTACAAGTACGCGGCGTGCCAGGCCATCCGGCCGCTCTACGACGGCGGCTTCCGGCCCGGCACCGCCTCCATGCGCGCCGCCCTCACCGCCGCCGGCTACAGCGGCCCCAGCAGCGACGGCTACATCCGCGGCACTCTGCGCGCCGAGGTCGAGCAGCACGAGCCGCACCTCACCACGCTCCCGGCCGAGCCCGTCCAGCTCTTCGCCGCGACCCCCTGACCGCCGTGGACGCCCTCCTGTGGGCGATCCCCGCCGTCCTCGCGCTCGCCGCACTCACCCTTGCCGTCCTGCCCCGCCAGGACGCGGTGCTGATGCTGCGCGCCTTCGCCGGCCTGTGGATCGCCGCCCTCGTGCTCGCCCTCCCGCTGCTGCTCTCCAGGAGCTGACCCGCCATGCCCCTCGACCTCGCCGCGCTGCGCCCCGCCTACAACGGCACCGCACTCCTCGCCTCCGCCGCTTTCACCGCCCCCTACTGGGCCCACGTCCTCACCAGCATCGGCACCACCGGCGACGGCTCCGGCCCCCTCGGCGCCACCGCCCTCGGCCTCGCCGCCGCCGCGATCGCCGACCGGACACTCCGCTACCCGGACCGCGACGGACGGATCCACGACCTGTGGCTGCCCCGGGTCGCACTCTTCACCGTCGCCCTCGGCCCGCTCTACAACCCGCACACCGCCGCCCTGATGCTCAACTTCCTCACCGGAGCCGCCTCGTGAACGCCACCGTCACCCTCGGCGGCCTCGTCGTCGGCCTGATCCTGCTCATGCGCGAGTTCCTGCCCGTCGCCTGGCAGCTGGTCGGCAAGCGCGGCGGGTCCGTCAAGCTCGACAAGGGCGAGGCCCCCGCCAGCAAGGGCTTCGATGTCCGCGCGCACGCGCCGTTCCTCGGCGGCCTCGCCATCGGCATGCTCGCCATCTCCTCCCCGGGCGGCATCATCGGCACCACCGCCGCCCGGATCCTCGGCCTGTCCAACACGATCGGTGACAAGGCCCTCGCCACCGGCACCGGCGCAGCCAGCACCGCAGTCACCCGGCACGCCGCCGCGCACGTCACCCCGGCCGGCGCCGTCATCACCCTGCTGCTCATCGCCGGAGTGATCATCCTGCGCAAGAGCCTGCCCAAGCCCGCCCGCAAACAGTTGATCGCCGGCCTGTGGTGCGGCGCCACCCTCGGCCTGTCCTCCGGCGCCGCCGGCCTCACCGGCAGCGTGCTGATCCCAGCCGCCAACCAGCTCGGGGCAGCGCTCGGCGGTGCGGCGTGAAGGCGGGTTGGCGGGTCCGGCGCCTGGTCGACGGGTCCGCGGTCGTCGGCGGCCGCGTGCGCCGTGCGTTCATCCCGCTCGACGAGGACGGTGAGATCCGGCTGCTGGCCGCCGCGGCCCGGTGCGGCGTCGGCCTGTGGATCGGCAGCGGGATCTTCGGCGGTGCGCACCCGTCGCCGCTGCTGCTCGCGGCTGGCACCTGCGCCTGGTGCGTCGCCGCGTGGCGCGCCGAGCCCGAGGAGCAGCAGGAGCAGACCGAGGAGCAGGGCGCCGCCGGACCGGTGTACACCGACGCCGAGATCCACCAGGACGCCACCGATCGGCTGCGCGAGCTCATCGGCGACCGCAACGGCGTCCACCTCAGCGTGGTGCTCGCCGACTGGCAGGCCCGGCGCTGGGTCGCCCCCGAGGTGACCGGGGCCGAGCTCGGCCGCCAGTTCCAGCGCCGCGGCATCCCCGTCCGCGCCTCGCTGAAGGTGTCCGGGAGCGTGGGCCCCGGAGTGCACCGGGACGACCTCCCGGCCGCCGCCGAACCCCTCCCCGAGGCCACTTCCGTGGCCGCCGGGTAGGAGGTAGACGCGCAGGTCACAGCGCACCTACCTACCCCACCTACCTGACTACCTACCCCTGGAGCGAACATGCGCCGCCTGATCGCCGCCCTGGCCGCCGGCATCTGCCCGCAGTGCGGATGGTGGGCCGAGCCCGGCCATCAGTGCCACCCCGCCGACCGCTGACCAACCCGCCCGCCAGATCCGCGACGGGTGCCGCGAACCAATTCGTGGCCCCCACAAGCCCGTTCGAGTGACAACGCGATTCGGGACGCGCGAGGATCGGCGCGTAGCCACGAGCCGCCAACCGAAGGGACCCCGCAATGACGCCCACCGTGACCACCTTCCTGCTCCAGCAGCTGCTCGACAGCCCCGCCGAGAACCCCGTCCTGTACGTGAACCTGGACGGCGACGAACCCGCCCTCGACGTGTGGGCCGGGGCCTACGTCTCGCACGGCGCTGTCGTCACGACCCGCGCCGACCTCATCGACTCGCTCGGCGACGACTGGAGCAGCGACGACCTGAAGGACTGCGCGACTGACCTCCAGGAGACCGCCGACGAAGTCCTCGCCACGCTCGCCCGCTGACACGCCGCCCCACCCCGCGACCGAACCCGCCGCCCCGGACCACTGCCCGGGGCGGCTCTTCTGCGAGAGGATGCGCCCCATGAGCGAGATCGTGGAGTCACCAGCCGGCCACGCCAGCGCGATCCTTGCGCTCGGCCGCCGCCTGGCCGAGCAGTACCAGCAGGACAACGGCGCCAGCTACCAGCTCGCCAGCCTCGCGCACCCAGTCGTCTGCAAGCAGGCCATGCAGGCGACTCAGGCCGAACAGGACTTCCACGCCAGGTGCCAGGCCCTCGGCGGGATCACCCCGGACGCTGCTCGGCAGATCCTGGCTGACACCGTTGCCGAGGCCGACCAGCATGGGCTCCCGGCGGGCGAGGTCTGGGATCGGGCCTGGCAGCGTGCCATCGAGGAGAGCATGCGGTGACCGGCGACCTGGTGACTTTCCTGCGTGACCGGCTCGACGAGGACGAGCAGGCCGCACGGGCCATGCCGTCGGGGCCCTGGAGGTGGAGCACGGTCGAGGATGGCGGCTGCGAGTGGGACAAGCTGACCGGCGCGGACGAGCAAGAGGTGCTCAGCTCCGGAGACGCTTCGAGCGATAGCTCCTGGATCCGCCGGCACGAGGCACTGGACGCCTACCTGCACACGGTCGATCCGGCGCGGGTGCTGGACGAGGTCGACGCCAAGCGAAAGGCGCTCGCCCTCTACGAACGGGCCTCGGCGGACGCCGAGTCACCCGATCACCTGGTGGCCATGCCTGGCCGGGTCCAGTGCCTCGCGCTCGAACCAGTCTTCCGTCTGCTCGCGCTGCCGTACCGCGACCACCCCGACTACCGGCCCGAGTGGGCGCCCCAGGGGAGCTGATCGTGCCCTTCTTCCACCGCCGCCAACGGGCGCCCAGGGCCAGCCAGGTAGACATCCAGGTTCTCGAACACGACGTCTACGGCGAGGAGCCGCCAGTAGGCAGCGCAGCCGCTCTCGTACTCGGCCTGCGCGCGTTGGGCGCGGCCGGGACCAGCAGCCGCGAGATGATGCACGCCATGAGCGAGTGCACCGCCACCGGAACCATCCGCATCGGGACCGAGGACATCGTCGTCATCTGCAACCTGCGGCCACACGAGGGGGAGCAGCACCACGACATCGTCCACGGCGACTGGAACGCCCTGCCGGACGGCCTTGACCAAACCGTGATCTAGCCTGCACACTGTCCCACGGGTGTTCAGCGTGCCCAGAAACCGCTGAGAACCCCGAGAATGCCAGCCCCGTCCACCCCGCCGGTGACGGGGCTTTCTCATGCCCAATCCCCGCTGGTGCAACTGGCAGCACGCCGCGCTCTGGACGCGGAGACTTCGTGGTTCGAATCCACGGTGGGGAGCTCGACGG